TGGGCGGCGGCTATTCCTCGCGGCTGAACCAGAAGATCCGCATCGAGAAGGGCCTGTCCTACGGCGCTGGATCGGCGCTGGGCGCGCGGGCCGAAACGGGCGTCTTCACCGCCTCGACCCAGACCAAAAACGAGTCGGCGACCGAGGTGGTCGAGCTGATGCTGGCCGAGATCGGCAAGCTGGGCGACGCCCCGGCGACCGAGGCTGAACTGGCCCCGCGCCGCGCCACCCTGATCGGCGCTTTCGGCCGCTCGCTGGAGACGGTCGACGGCCTGGGCGGCCTGGTCGCCAACCTGGCCCTTTACGACCTGCCGATGAGCGACCTGGCCGACTACGCCGGGCGCGTCCGCGCGGTCACGCCGCAGCAGGTCGAAGCCGCCTTCGCCGAACACCTGCCGACCGACCGGGCCAGCCTGGTCGTGGTCGGCGACGCCTCAAAGTTCATCGACGGCCTGCGGGCCAAGTATCCGAACGTCGAGGTCATTCCGCTGACCGAACTCAATCTGGACAGCGCGACGCTGAAGTAAAAACCAGAACGCCTCCCCATCGCATGGGGAGGCGTTTCTCGTTCCAGCCGCTCGCGTCTGGTCGCCTAGATCACGTCGTCAGGCAGACCACCTGGGCGACCCGCAGATCCTGCCGCAGGCGGTCGGAGACGGCGCCGTAGTTCTGGGTCGTCACCGCCTGGCCAAGCGCCGCTTCGTCGGCGCGCTGCTGGGCGCCGACCGTGGGGACGAAGGTGTCGGGCGCCGTGGTGTAGATGCGGCCGCGCCGGGGCGACTCGGCGATGGTCACGCCCAGCACCCGTCCGCGACGATCCAGCACCGGCGCCCCGGACAGGCCCGACAGCGTGCCCTTCAGCCCCCGCGTGCGTCCGGCCTCGGCCCAGGCCAGCACCGGCTCGTCATAGGAGCGGTGGCCGCGAATCTTCAGCGTCTCGCGGCCGATCAGGCGCGAGGCCACCTCGCCCGGCCGTCCCTGGGGGAAGCCGGGATGGAAAGCGCGCTGGCCCTTGTAGAGCGGCGCCTCGGGCGCGATCGGCAGGGCGGGCGGCCCGCCGTCGGTCAGCAGCAGAGCCACGTCCGCCCGCGCCGCCAGGCGCACGTCGGCGGCCAGGGCGCGAGTCTTGTCGATCACCAGGGCCGGCTTGCGACAGCCCTCGACCACATGGCGGGCGGTGATCCAGCGGCCGTCCCCGGCGATGGAGAAGGCCGTGCCCGACACCGGCTCGTGCTCGTCCGAAGTGTCGACGGTGACGGACGGATCAAAGGGGGTGATCGGCCCCAGCAACGGTCCTGTCGGCTCTTCGGCATGGAAGTCGTGGGGCGCATCAGCCCGCTCGCCCCGGTTCAGCGACGCGATCAGGATCACGCCGATGACGGCGGCGTAGATGGTCCAGTCGGGAAGATGGGGAAAGCGCAAGGCCGCCCCCTCAACCCGTCAGGGCGGCCGCCAGGATCAAGGCGGTCGACAGCTTGGCCCCGGCCAGGACCACGGCGGCGGAGGTCTCGCCCTTCTCTATCCGTTGCGGCAAGCCGTGCAGCAGGAAGTCCACGACGCGGAAGGCCAGCAATTGCAGCACCACCGTCGCCACGCCCCAGATGGCGATGTCGCGGATCGAGGTCGACACCGACAGGGACACCGCCAGCGGAATGGCGAGGCCCACCAGCACCCCGGAAAAGGCCACGGCGGCGGCCGGATTGCCCTGGCGGATCAGGGCGATCTCGCGCCACGGCGTCAGCAGGGCATAGACCGCCGCACCCGCCGCCAGCAGGCCGAAAGTCACGGCCAGATGCAGCATCAGGATCGGAAAGCCCGTCGCGAACGCCTGGAGTTCAGGAGTCGACAGAACGCCCGGCAACGACGAGGTCTCCATGACGACGAACCCTAGCCTCCCAGCCTGAAGGGGAACGAAACCAAAACACCCTTGCCCGAAAGCCTGACCATTCCGCTAGGGCGCCCGCGCCACAGTCGACGGACAAAGCGTCCAGACGGACGGTCGGACCTCAGGCTGCGTCCGCCTCTTCGCGCTCGGCCTTCAGACGCGCCGAAGCCCGCAGTTTTTCGCTCTCGGACTTCAGCTGGCCGCAGGCGGCCAGGATGTCGCGGCCGCGCGGGGTGCGGATGGGCGAGGCGTAGCCGGCCTTGTTCAGGATGGCGGCGAAGGTCTCGATCGTCTTCCAGTCCGAGCACTGATAATCGGTGCCGGGCCAGGGGTTGAACGGGATCAGATTGACCTTGGACGGAATGCCCTCGATCAGCTTGATCAAGGCGCGCGCCTCGGCCGGGCTGTCGTTGACCCCCTTCAGCATGACGTATTCGAACGTCACACGGCGTGCGTTGGACAGGCCGGGATAGGCGCGGATGGCGGCCATCAGCTGATCCAGCGGATACTTCTTGTTCAGCGGCACCAGCTGGTCGCGCAGCGGGTCGTTGGTGGCGTGCAGGCTGATCGCCAGCATGGCCGCAGTGCGCTCGCCCAGGGCGTTCAGCTGCGGCACCACGCCCGAAGTCGATACGGTGATCCGGCGCCGCGACAGGGCGATGCCTTCGTTGTCGGAAATGATGTCGATGGCGTTGGCGACGTGGTCCAGATTGTAGAGCGGCTCGCCCATGCCCATGAAGACGATGTTCGACAGGCGACGGTCTTCCTTGGGCGAGGGCCACTCGTCCAGGTCGTCGCGGGCCACCTGGACCTGGGCCACGATCTCGGCCGTGGTCAGGTTGCGGACCAGCTTCTGCGTGCCGGTGTGGCAGAAGGTGCAGTTCAGGGTGCAGCCCACCTGGGACGAGACGCACAGGGCGCCGGCACGGCCCACGTCGGGGATGTAGACGGTCTCGATCTCGATGCCCGGCGCCGTGCGGATCAGCCATTTGCGCGTGCCGTCCTTGGACACCTGACGCTCGACGATCTCGGGGCGGGCCAGGGTGAAGGCCTCGGCCAGCTTGGCGCGCGTGTCCTTGGCCACATCGCTCATCAGGGCGAAGTCGGTGACGCCGTAGTGGTGGATCCAGCGCCAAACCTGGGAGGCGCGCATCTTGGCCTTTTCGGGCGGACAGATTTCGGCGTCGATCAGGGCCTGGCGCAGTTCGTCGCGCGTCAGACCGCTGAGGTTGACGGGCGTCTTTACCGGGGCGCTGGCGCGCGAGAGATCGAGCGAAATGCTCAAGGGCGGATGTCCTGCGGCGAAGAGTGAAGCGGCGGCGTCTAGCACAGATGGGGCGTCTTGTCGCCTTTGGCCATGCGCGGGTTGATAGACTCGGAACGAGGCGTTAGAGGGGCGGCCGTTGGGGAGTAGCTTCCGGCATATCCCAGCCGGGGTCGCGTCAACACACTTGCTCCTGTCGTCAGGAGCATGGCGCGATCAGCGGATCACCTCCGCCTAGCGAGACCAGCATGCTGCACCTGCGGGGCCGGCCCGTGCGTGGAGCGTGCTGTCATGCGTCCGGCCGAGTGTGTTTTCCCATGATGTCCCCTGTCGCCATCGCCGTCCTGTCCGTCAGCATGTCCGCCGACGCCTTCGCCGCCGCCATCGGGCGCGGCGCCCAGCACCGACCGACGGTGCCCCAGGCCCTGCGCTCGGGCCTGGTGTTCGGCGTGATCGAAGCCATCACGCCCCTGATCGGCTTCGCCCTGGGCGTGGCGGCCGCCGGCTTCGTCGCGGCGATCGACCATTGGATCGCCTTCGGCCTGCTGGGCGCGGTCGGGGCCAAGATGATCTGGGAGGCGCTGAAGCGCGACGAAGAAGCCGTCGAGGCGGCTGACGCCGGCGGCAAGGCCGCGTCGCGCGGCCTGCTGGCCCTGGTCGCCACCGCCGTCGGCACCTCGATCGACGCCGGCGCGGTCGGGGTCGGCCTGGCCCTGCTGGACGCGAACATCTGGCTGATCGCCGCCTGCATCGGCTTCACCACCTTCGCTTTGGCGACCCTGGGCCTTCTGGTCGGCAAGGCGGCGGGCGCGCGGCTGGGCAAGATCGTCGAGCTGGTCGGCGGCGTGGCCCTGATCGCGCTGGGCCTGAAGATCCTGCTGGAGCATCTGGGCGTTCTGGCGGGCTGACGAGGCGCCCTTTCTTCTTGCTCTGCGTCGCCCCCTGTCGGAACGTCAGGCGGGATCGGCCGTTTCGCCGTCGCCGCAGCCGCCGTCTATCGCCGAAGGAGACCTCCCATGCGCTCGCCTCTCATGCTCATCGCCGTCATCGCCGCGCCCCTGGCCCTGACGGCCTGCGCCACCGGCCGTGACCTGCCGACCTATCAGGAAGAGATGTCCAAGCTGGACGCCGACTGCATTGCCCGCGGCGGAATCCTCACCCCCAGCGGCATGCAGACAGGTCGCCCGCAAGCCGACTACGTCTGCAAGATCGCAGGCGGCGCGACTCGCATCCCGCAGACCTGACCGCTACAGACCTCTAGCCGGACCATGAGGCTCGTCCGGCTCCCCGTCCTGATCACGATCCGGCAGGCGCCGTTCGCTGGTGACGGCACGGTCGACCCCAGTGAGGACAACGGCCAAAAGGATAGCGCCAAGGGCGAAAAGAGCGAGAGGCATGCCCCATACAATGGGCTAGATCGCCTGAGGTTCAAAAAGCATATCAGCGGCGCTTCTTCGCCTCGCCGGCGTCGCGCGTCAGAGAACGCCAAGGACTTGAAACTCACATCAAATTCTCGCTGGACAGCGTTCAACGATCTGGGCCATAGCACGAGATAGGGGATGCTGATGGGCAGGTTCGAGGGGCTAGAATGCAGACGGCGGTTATCCTTCGCGTATCGCGCGCGGCGACGATGGGCGAACCTCACGTCTGGTATGAATACGCCCTGCTCGTGAACAATCAGATCGAGCGACAGTCGCCGCACATGATGGCGACCGCCGAAAGCGCCGCCCGCTTCGCACGCCAACAAGGGCATGTCCCCAGCGGCGACATCATCGACATACAGTTGGGGGCCGCCGCAGCGCCCCGACCGTCACGAGCCATCGCCTGATCGCGTCTCTGCGCGCTCTACTCAGCCGCCGCTCAAATCCATGATCGCCACGCAAGCGGAAAGACGACGTCGCACAAGCTAACGGATTTCAGGAAAATCCGTGGTGGTTGGAGGCAGCTGCCAACGCACACCCACATTGGAACGGACCGTGAAACTGGCGGTCTGACCTAGAACAGGCTCGCCTGCGCCGCCGCCGGCGCCAGCTCGACGCCCTTTCCGATCAGCAGCTCGGCCGCCGTCGAGGCCTTGTCGCCGCCGGCGATGGAATAGGTCGTCTGCACGGCCTCCATATCCGCCCAGGCGAACAGCTCGCGGATCTCAGGCCGGTCATTGATCGACAGCAAGAACCGCCCCTCGATCGCGCGCAGCTTGTCCGCCATGCGTTGAAAGTCGCCACGGATGAAGACGCCGACGCCATAGTCGCTTTCCCCGCCGAGATAGGGCGGGTCGAGGTAGAACAAGGTGCCCGGCCGATCGTACCGGGCGATGACATCCATCCAGTCCAGGTTCTCGATTACCACCCCCGCCAGCCGGTCATGCAGGCGCCTTAGCCGAGGCTCCAGCCGCGTCAGGTCACGGTCGAAGAGGCCCTGTCCGGCGCGGTCGAAGCCCTGACGGGGCATCTGGAGGTCATGGCCGATGAAGGCATGGTCATTCCCCCGCCCAGCTTCACGCACAGCCGGGAGGACTTCGCCGATCTTGATGTCGTCGCCCTCCCGTTGATCGAGACGGCCGGACCGGCGAAGCCGAAGACGAACCCGGTTCGCCTCAATGTCTCCCTGCCCGAAGGCCTGGTCGGCCGGATCGACGCCGCCGCCAGCGCCCATGGCCTGACCCGCTCGGGGCTGCTGGCCGTCGCGGCGCGACAGTGGATCAACGCGAACGCCTAACCAAGTCTAGGCGGCAGTTCAGGCGGCGGCGGGCAACTCAGTCCCTTCATGCCGTTGTCGGCCGCCCAGCGGCACAGTCGACCGACTGCATCCCACCCCCGCTCGCCCCAGCCTTCGACGGCGATGTCATGGGCGATGCCGGCGGCCTCGCTGCGCACCGCCTCGGCCGGCATGATCGGCTTGGCCTCAACGGCCAGGTCGGCACTCGGGGGGTAGATCACCGTCACGCGTTCCCTGCTCGCGCAGCCGGTGACAAGCAAGAGCGACACGGCCAGCAGTGGGGCGAGCGTCAGGGATCGAGGAAACCGCATCGGTCCGTTCCTTTTCCAGTCGGTTGTTGATCTTCAGGTCGGTCAGGCGCTGATCGGCCGCCCGATCACGCGCAGCGGTGTCCGTGGCGCGCGCCTGAGCGTTGGCCGCCTCCACGGCGCGGTCCTGCTTCGCCCGCTCCCGGCCGGGCGCGGTGACGGCACACCAGCCCAGGACAAACAGCAGCAGGACGCAGACGGCGATGACGGCCCATGACGCCGGGCCGATGGCGCGGAGGAAATCGCGGATCACAGGATCAGCCCCTTGGCCTGCGCGGTACGCCGGCGGCGATCCTCCAGCCCGTTCGTGCCGCCGTTGATGGCCTTGGTCAGGCCCAGCAGATCGTCCGCGTCCGCCTTGGCGTTCAGCTTGCGGTCGCTCCAGTAGACGCAGCCGACCAGCAAGCCGATCGACGGATGTGAGACGATCACCGGGTGCCGCTCCAGGTCGATGCCGATCTGCCGCCCGAAGCGGCGATAGTTGGCGCGGCCAGTCAGTTGGATCGGTCCCCGCCCCTTGAACCGACGGCCGTCCCCCGGCTGGGTGTTGCCGAGATCCGCGCGCCCCTCATAGGCGGCGCCGCTGGCGATCTCCTCCATGTATCGGAAGCCGCCGCTCTCATGGGCGCACTGGCCCATGAAGTGCGCCAGGCGAAGGCCCCTATCGAGGATACCGTAGGTGCGGAAGTGGACGTTGGCCGCGAGGCCCAGTTCCTCGGCAATCGGCTTCTGCGCGCCCATCCGCGCGAACAGCGCCGTCAGGGTTCTCGCGCCGATGATCCCATCAGCAGGCACGCCGAGGCGCCCCTGCAATCGACGTGCGTCGAGCATGGTGGTCTCCAGTTCAGATTGTGAGGGTTGTGCGGCCCGGCTGGACAACCGGGCTCCTCGGATAGACAGTAACGCCGCTCACCGAGAGGGGCGCGAGATGCCAGGACGACGACCGTCTGGACGAATATTGGAATCGGCGCTGATCGCCCTGTGTTTGGCGATCTTCGGCGTCCTCGTGTGGATCGCCGTAGGTTGAACCCGCCCGGTCCCGTGCTGCAACCTTAGCCGAGACATCTGCGTTCAGACTCGCCTGACAGGGGAGGTCTGGAATGAGGCAAACGTCAGTGATCGAGCGCGCCTTGGAGTTGGCCGACAGCGGCAACTTCCGCATTCCCAGCGAAGTGCGCAGGGCTCTTTTGCGGGAAGGCTACACGCAGTCAGATGTGTTCGGGCTGGAAGGCAAGGCCACGTGGCAACAGCTTCGGGAACGGTGCGGGAGCGCCGCCAAGCAGAAGGCCGACAATCACAGCTGATGGCCGATTAGGAACCAGATCCTGCACAGCCTGTTGGCCTGATATGACTGGACTTGGTGGATATGTACTCGCGGCGCTCGACAGCCTTTTCAAACGCCTGACCGGGAACGAGCGTCTGCTCTAGTTGGCTTCTGACGCCTGATTGCGCCCGAAGTAGAAGCCTAGGATCAGCAGCATCCCGTCTTTGAACATGGACGCCACCAGCATGACAGCGTCGGCATAGCGCTCGGCCACCATGTCGCCCAGCCAGGCTATCACCGGCAGGAACAACAGGTTTCCGGCCAGGAAGCCGAGGGCGAGGATGGTCGTGGTGCGCGGTAGGTTGATCACCTGCGGCCACCAGCGGGGCGGTTTGCGGCTCATGTGCCTGGACTCCTGCGACGTTGACGGGAGGGTGCGGCAGGCAGCTCCATCGCCTTGCTCGCTCGGTCGGTCATGATGTTGGACAGCGAGCGCTGAAGGCCGCTGACGTCCCGGCTGATATGGCTGATATCGCCCTGCGCCGTGTCCATTTGCACCGTCAGTTTGGTCACGGCGTCACGGATACCTTGCAGCGCCGAACCGTCCCGCTCCAGCGTCGTCACCCTCTGGGACAGACGCCCCAGCATGAAGGCGAAGACGGCGACCTGGACGAATAGTCCTGCGCATAGGCTCGCCATGGCCAGCCAGACAGATGGCGTCATGCGCCGCCCTCCCGTTTTAGATTGTCAGGAAACGGCTCGCCAGCGGCGAACCGGGTTCGTCAGCGCCGGGTCAGCCGCCCGGTCGCAAAGCCTGCCGCGAACACCGCCAGCAGGATCAGGCCCGCGATCAGGCCGACTTCGAGGATCAGGCGGTCAAACATCGCCGGGCCAGCCGGTCATCCAGTCTACCGACGACGGATCGGCGGCCGCCCGCACCTTGGACTTCAGGGCGCCGCCGTAGAATAGCAGGGCCGCCCCGTGCGCCGTGATCTGCGACAGCACATGCAGCACCTGATCCGCTGTCGTCTGGACGTTCCAGTTGTCCTCGGCCCGCATGGGCTGGATGGCGCCCGGCGCGCCTAGAACCTTGGCCGTCAGGGCCGCGCCCTGCGCCGTGCGCCAGTTGTCCTGATCCTCGGTTCGCATCTGGAGCAAGCGGACGCCCGCGGCGATCTCCTGCCCGAAGCCGGGCCCCTTCGTGGTCCGTTCGTCGTCGAAGGCGAGCGTAGTTCCGAAGTCATAGGCGAAGTCCAGAGCGGTGCGCCGGTCCCGTTCCGCGTCGATCATCCGACAGATGTCCTCGGCGGTCGGGACGACAGGCTCCGGCTCGACCCACGCCATGCCCGGCAGGGCCAGCAGGTCTTCGCGCGGCCAGTGGATCAGTTCGGCGCCGGTGTAGTTGGTGTCCCCGATGGTGAAGGGCTGGCCATAGGCGAGGGGTTCGCCGTTCAGAATCCAGGTCATAGCGTCACCATGTGTAGGGGGTGGGGCCGGTTCCGGCGAAAGGGTTCATTTTCCAGGCCGCCGCTCCGTCCCAATAGATCAGTTCAGGACAATAGACAGCCGCAGGAGGCGGATCGTCCGAATAGGACTGAGAGGTATAGCCGTTACGCGAAAGAGAAGCGTATGATGACTGATTTCCTGCGCTCGTCAGCCGGAAGAAGACCTGGCGACCGGCTGCGGTCTGGGCATTAAAGGCGGCCTCGGACGGCATTCCGTGCTGAGTCAGCCTGGAAGGGGGGATGCCTGCCAAAGCGTAGCTCATCCAAATAGATCCGCGCATTTCCGCAAAGCCGAGAGACGGACCTGCTGTGGTGCGATAACCACCGGCTGAAAGCGTTACGTTGTTCGTCCAAGACGCAGTACCCTCCGTCGCCAGCGCCGTGATGTGCGCCACGAAGTCGTCGTAGGTCTTCCCCTGCGGAGCCCCCATCAGCATCGGCGTCGGAAGGTGAAACATCAGCCGGCCCTCCCTTTTTGCAGCACCGCCGAGACCTTCGTCGCCGTCTCCGGATCCAGGATCAGCATGTCGACCGCATTCGCCGCCGTGGAAGCCGCCGGGGTCGGCCCGAAGAAGGCAAAGGCCGCATTGTAGGACACAGTGAACGGCCCGCCCGAGGCCGGTTGCTTGAGCAGCACCCGCGCCGAGACGCCCGGCTTAACATTCGTCGGTGCGGTCAGCGTCGTATGGCCGCCCAGCACCACGATCTGCGCTGGGATCGACAGGTCCAGCGCCAGGGAGGCCGCCCAGGGCGTCGTGACATAGGCCGCGGCGTCGGTGATGGACTTGGGCGTCAGGAACTTGGCGTCGTCCGCCCCGGCGCGAAGTTCGGCGCCGGTGGCTTTGGTCGGCACGGCGGGCGGCTCGGGGAGCTGCGCCGCCGGAACCTTGCCCCCGACCAGATCGGCCTTGTCCTCCAGCGCCGTTGCAACCGCCGCCGCATCGGCAGGGGTGAAGCCGAGAGCGCCCTGCTTGTCGTCCAGCAGGGCATCGGCCTCCGCCCTCGAGTAGACCGACAGCGTCGTCCGCGCCGCCGCCTTGTCGGTCAGGTCCGATAGATTGTTGGCCGCGATCATGTCGCCGGAGCCGGAGCCGCCCGCGCCGCGCACGTCGGTCGCCTCGGCCGCCGTTTCGACCAGCCCAGTCGGACCCAGATACTGGCCGGTCGCAGGCTTGGCCCCGCTGCCCCCGACCCAATCGGCGATCCGCCACACCCGCCGCTCGCCGTCCGCAACGCTGGCGATGACCGGCGTCCAGGCGGCGGGGCCGGGCACGGGCTCGGGCGTGATGGCCGACAGCGCGACCAGATCGGTCCAGCCCGCATCCCCGGCATAGCGCCACTGGATATGTGTGGCGGAGGTCTGGAGCTCGACCTCGCGCCCGTCCGACCCATCGGCCGAGCGCGGCAGCTGGAAGGTGAACACCGGCGCGCTGTCCGGCCCGCTGCGCGTCACCACGGCGGCCTGACCGGCGGCGATCATCGTCACCTCGGCCGAGGCGTTGGGGGTCACGCCGTCTTCACCGTCGCGGGCGGCGGGAATGCTGAAGGCCAGCGTCCGATCCGACGGCGTACCGCCCAGCGTCACCGTCGGCTCGGCCCCTGGCGCCAGCATGCTGATCGACGCGTCGCTGATCACCCCGGCCGGGCCCTGCGGCCCCTGGAACGGCCCCACGTTCTTCCACGCGCTTTCGCGGCTGTTCCAGCCCCATGCGTTGCCCGCGATAACCCACAGGTCGCCCGGCTCGCCCGTCGTGGGCAGATCGTCCACTGACGGCAAGGCGCCCTTGGGCTCGAAGCTGGCCATGTCCGCGATGACCCGCGCCGGGCTGGGCAACAGGAAGACCTCGGCGTCGCTGTTCATCAGCGGATACAGGCCGTCGCCGTTCGGCCCGCCGTTCGCCGCGCCGCCGTACCAGTCATGGACCATGGCGACAGCGGCGTCGTTGAACAGGTTCACGTCCGTCGCCAGACGCGCCCAGGTCGTCAGCCGCGCGCCGCCCAGCGCCCATTGATCAAGGGCCGCTTGTAGCGTCGTGACCTGGGCGGGCGTCAGACCCAGCAGGTCGCCCCACGCCTGCGCCATCTGGGCGTTGTCATAGGCCATCTTAGTCCGCCTTCGTATCCGGGGTTTCTTCTGATGCGCCCGCTTCGGGCGCTGCCTCCGCTGCCTTTGCCTGAAGGTCGAGAACGAAAACCGCACCCGCGATCTGGGCGTCCAGCGTCCTGATCTTGTCGTCCGCCTCCGCACGACGCTCGATCCACGTCAGGCGCTCCTGGCGCATCATCGCCAGGGCGATCTCGGGAGTGACCGGCGGCGTCATGCTTCCGGTTCCTTCGGCAGGGCTGCGATCTCATTGCGCACGACGCCGGGCGCCGAGGTCAGGATCGACACGACATTGCCCAGCATCGCCCGCGACGGGCTCTCCGACGGCAGCGCATTCCGCAGGTCCACCAGCTCAGGCAGGCGGCCGGACAGATCGTCCAGCGCCGCCAGAACCGGGGCCAGCCTGTCCCGGCGCATCTGGGCCAGAGCCCGTTCCGCCTCACGCTGTTGCGCCTCATAGAAGGCTTCGTCTTTGATTTGCGCCATGATTGGTTCTCCCTTCAACCGCGTCACGCGGCGTAATGGCCTTGCAGTCGGTAGAAGCTGATCCCGGCGACCAGACCCTTCACGAGCCGTGCCTGAAGCACGATCATTCGGCGCCCGGTTTTCGTCCCGGCGTGCCCGGTGAAGGGCGAGATGTAGCCGCCGGAAACAGGCCCGAAGTCGGACCGCCAGATATCGCCCTGACCGGCGTCGTAGCTGGCGATCTGCTCGACATCGCCGCCCGTCAGGTTGGTCGTGATCACACGCCACGACATGAGGTATTCGGCCTGATCTTCGCCGTTCGGACCGCCGTTCAGGAACTCGCCCGAGCCCTGATGCATGAAGGAGACGTAAATATTGAACGTCCCGTGCCGCATGGTCTTCTCGACCGACAGCAGCGAGGTCCACCCGGTGTTCAGCCAGACGGTGGGCTCCTGATAGCCCGCATCAAAAGGGCCGGATAACGTCCGACCGCCGAACCATGCGTCTCCCGATCCGATGCCCAGGTCGCCGTTGTCTACGGTCTCGGTCCCGTCAGCGACCGAAGTGTTGCCCGCCCAGACGATCAGGTCGTTGCCCGCGCCCAGGACGGTCTTCTTATTGCCCTTCACGATCTTCAGGCGGCCGGTCGCCGGGGCGTAGGACAGGCCGTTGCCCGCATCGACGATCGACAGCGATGCGCCGCTGAAGACCCAGCTGCGCGTCTGGCCGTCCGCGACCAGACCGGTCGATGTGCCGTTCGAGTCCAGCGCCACCGTCCAGCGCGCACCGATCCCCTCCATCACCTGGAACAGCTGGCTGATCGACGCCGTCTGACCACCCACGGTGTTGCTCAGGTTGAGCAACTGCGACGCCTGATTGGCGCTGGCCTGGCTCAGCGCCGTGATCGACGAACTGTTCGCCCCATCCACCGCCCGAAGGCCCGACAGCACCTGCGCCAGCGTCCCTTCGTCGGTGATGTCGACCGTCGCCTTGTTCAGAACCCAGCCGCTGCCGTTGCCGCGACGCCCGCCCAGCAGGTTGAAGTTCTGAAGCCAGACGCCGTCCTGATTGGCGCGGATGGTCGCTTCATTGACGATGGCGCTCTCGGCGTTCGCCACTCGCGCGCCCAGATCCTGACGGGCGCGCACCTCGGCGGCCAGATCAGTTACCAGCCCGCTGATGCTCGACTGGAACACGATCTCGTTGTGATCGACCTGAAGGGCCAGCGCCTCGCGCAGCAGGGCCTCGACGCGATCCCGCTCCAGGCTCAGCCCCGCCTCTTCGACAATGGCACCCTGGGCGTTCTCCAGCTCGCCGCCCATCACCTTGACGATGGACTTCACCAGAACCCCGCCCTCACGGGTATGGGTCTCGATGATGCGCTGCAGTTCGGACTGTCCGCGCCCCAGCTTCAGGATCGCTTCGGCCAGATCGCCCTGGCCGTTGAAGACGTCGTCCAGGTTGATCGACTTCTCGATCTCCTCGGCGGCTTCCTTGACCTTGTCGTCCACGCCCTTCAGCGCGTCGTCCAGCAGCTTCTGCGCCGCATTGGGGGCGAGGCCGCCTGCGAGATATTCGCTCGGAACGCGCGGCCCTATGACCAGGAACTCCCCCGGCAATCCCTGCGCGGACAGATAGGTGATCGCCACATAGTGATCGACATCGGCTGTCAGCCCTGTGATCTCCAGTCCCTTCAGCGACGGCGCGCCCTGATAGACGTCCTTCCACGGTCCGGTCGCCGTCAGCCCCCAGGCGATTTTCACGGCTGCGACATCGGGATCGTCCACCTGCCCCGTGACCACAAGGATCGGCTGTGACGATCCATCCGCCGCCGCGCCCTTAGGCTCGACCGCCCAGGCTGCAGGTCGGGCCGGAACGGGCAGCGATATCGTCAGCGTCAGCGGCTTCGACGCACGGCCGTCGACCGTCGTGGCCGTGATCTCGACCTCGGCCCGTGTGGCGTTTTCGTCTTCTCCCGGCGCTTCCCGAAGGGGCGGCGTGCGCAGATCGCGGGCGGCGGCGTCCAGGGCGGGCAAGGCCCCCCATGCGCCCGCCTCGCCGTCAGCCGTCTTCGACCGCCACCGGACAGCGAACCCGCTCAGCGGCGCCCCTTTCCACGTCGGCATGCCGAAGCTGATGCGCACGCCGTGCGCATCAGCCTGCACGCCCAGCAGCGCCGGACGCGGCGGATTGGCGTTGCGGTCGCCGGACAGCTTGGACGACAGCGGCGGAATCGGCCCCGTTTCACCGGCCATCAACAGCGGCGCGACATAGCGCACGCCGGTCAGCACGGCCGTCAGGTTCTCGCCCGGCTCGATGGCGATGATCTCGACGTCCTCGCTGACCTTCTCAACCTCGCCGAAAGCGATCAGGTCGCCAGCGGTGGGACAGAGGTTCGGGTGGCGCGCGGAGGCGAACAGGATCTCGCGCGTCACGCCGGGCTGCGTCTGGATGGGCACCCCGTCGTACAGCCCGCCCTTGGTTCTCAGGTCGACGGCGTAGCTGACGCCGGCGAACATCTCCACCGGCGCGGAAAGGCGAAGGCCCACCACGGCCGACCCGTCTTCACTCCAGCGACGGCAGCGCACCCGCGCCGATCCTCCGCCCGCACGATTCCACGCCAGACGAACGCGTGAGCCGTATTGCGAAATCAGGTGCTCGACGTCCGCCGTCCAGGTGTCGATCCGACGCTGATGCCGTCGTTGACCCAGCTTCCACCGTCCGTCGCGATAGGCGCGGTTCGGCGTGGCCTGACCATCCAGCGTCAACGCCTCGATCAGGCTGGCCGCCTTGATCCCGTTCGCCGGGTCGGCCACCTCGCCATAGCCGTCGTTGTAGACGAACAGTTCGTCCGGCTCGCCGCCCTTCTCGATGTTCTGGAACTCGACGCGCAGGGCGTGGACCGGGTCGGGATAAACGATCTCCCACCGATGATCCTTCAGGTTATCGTCAGTAAAGACCTGCGCGGGAATGGGCTTCTCGACCCATGGCGAAGCCGCCAACTGCGTTCCATCCCAGAAGACGCCCGCGCGACCCGCCCGCTCCAGAATGGCCAGCGCCTCCGACTGAGTACGCGCCTCGGTCAGATAGAGGTGGCATTTCCAGTCATACTGCTCGCACAGCTGATGCCACACGCGCAGCCGCGCGTCGGCCTGGGCGGGCAGAAGAGGCTTGGCCGGGGCCGGCCCGGTCAGCAGCCAGCGCGCCAGGGCGGCCGGGTTCGACGTCGCCACGGGCGCGCCCCACGCGCCGCCCGTCCAGGTCGAGCACTTCGGCTTGATGCGACAGGTGATCGGAGCCAGCCCGCCCTGGTTGATCGCCGTCGCCCTGACAGCGAACTCAATGATCGACAGGGTCTCGTCCGTGATCGGCTTGCGGAAGGCGACAGACTTGATCGCGCTCACCATGATGGTGTCGCGGCGCTTGTCGTTGCCATCGTCCGGTCGGTTGCGCGTCAGTTCGAACTCATATCGACCGTGCGGCAGGTGGACCGAATGCGTGACCCGGATCGGATCCTTGGTCGCGCTGGTCCGCGCCCAGCTCGGCCCCGATTGCCACGGCCCGGTGGCGACACCCGTCTGGTCGATGGGGCGATAGCGGACGGCGACCGACGCATGGGCGGTCAGCACGCGTCCGTCGTCCTTCTGGAAATACAGCCCGGCCGGCAGGAAGAAGTCGAGATCGAACCGGCTGCCGTCCGACGACGCGGCGCGGACCAGCGGCGTCGCGCTCGACGGAGTCGCCTTCAGCTCCTCGTTCAGGTCCAGCTGGTCGACGTCGTTCGGATACAGCTGGAAGGTGCGCGGCCCCGGCTCCAAGTGCTGCACCATGCGGAAGTCGCCCGCGCCCATGGTGCTGACCAGGGTGTCGCCGATCTTGACCTCGGACACCTCGCACGGGCCGTAGTGGACGCCCAGGACGCCGTACATCCAGACGTCGTCGCCCTGGCTCTGGGTGAAGGTCTTGGCCGCCAGATCCGGTGCGGTCACCACCTCGCCGAGGGCCAGCGGCATCGGCCCCCACTGGCGATACTGGTTCGACGCGCTCTGCAGGGCGTATCGGTCATTGGCCTTCGTGGCCTTGTTGTCGGGCGCGTACAGGCTCGCGATCAGCGCCTGCCCGCCCAGGGTGATCGCCGCCGCCGCCGCGCGCGCCCATATCTCCTTCGTGATCAGCCCGCCCGCGCCGCCGCCGACCCAGGCCGAGACCGCGATCACCGCCACCGTCAGCAGGATCTGGCCGATGTCCTTACGACCGCCGCCGCCTCCGCCCATGGGCTCGACCACAACGTTGACCACCTGATCGGCCTCCAGGACGTGATCCAGCGCCGTCTCCCGATCCAGCCGCGCCCCGTCGACGTAGATTTCGGTGCGGTTCAGCGCCTCGATCGGCAGGCCCGCCTTCACCGCCTCGACCAGCATGGCGCGCACGGTCAGGCCCTCGACCACCGTCAGGTCGAAGGCGTCCCGGCCAAAGGCCTCAGGCGTCACGACGATGGGCAGCGAGCCGTCAGCCACGGGCGCCTCCTTCTCTCAGGTTGTCGGTGATGAAGCGCACGGCGTGCGCTGCCTGCGTCGGGTCGAGAAGGCGGAGCCTTCTGACCGCAGGCGACTAAGAAACCCTGCGTCGGGTCGAGAAGGCGGAGCCTTCTGACCGCAGGCGTCTAAGAAGCCCTGCGTCGGGTCGACGGCCGCAGGCCTCTAAAGAGCTTGTTCGATGTCTGTGACGAAGGCGGGCACAAAGGCCCCCTTCAGCCGATACCGACCGCCCGGTTCGTCCAGGTCGAGCAGGGCCGTCTGCATCGGCGTATCGGCGTGCAGGATCTGGCGGGGCGTCAGCATGTAGCCGACGTGGCCGGCCCTCCCCATCCAGGTCAGCCAGGCGACCACGCCCGCCTGGGGTTCGACAGGCCGCCACGACGCCAGTCCCTCAGCCAGCAGCCGCGCCCGTTCGCGCGCCCCCGCCGGGCAGACGATGGCCGCCTCATACAGGTCCAGATAATCCGGCACCTCGATCCCGCTGAACGTCCTGAGGCACCACCGGGTCAGCCCTCGGCAATCCCATCCCTCCGGCGTGTCCCCTTTGGCCAGGAACGGCGCCCCGATAAGCGGCGCCGCGCGTGCGATCAGGTCGCCCGGCACCGTCATTCGCATCAGAACTTGCCCGGCGTGGTCGCGGGCGTGTAGCTGACGGCGCAGGCTGGCTCTTCGTTGAAGTCGCGGGGTCGGATGACGGCCGCGGCCTTCGTTCTGTCTCCCTCGGTCGAGGCGATCCGCGCATCCAGAAGCGCCCGCTCGATGACGTTGGGGTCAGCCACCCGAACGACCGAAAGATCGATTTCCGGCGGCTCCTCGGCGGCGTCAGCGGCCGCCTCGATCACCTGATCGACATTGGCGATGGTCAGGCGCGCCTGACCGAACGGACTGTCCTGGCTCGCGCCAGCCCAGCTGAGTTGAAACGGATAATGGACGTGCTCCACGCCATTGGACGTCAGCCCGCCCGGCCAGTCCGTGACGTTCAGCGGCTCGGCCAGACCGTCGCTACGGATGGTCACCAGCTGCGCCACGGCGTCCGGCTCGCCCCTGAACGCCGCCTCCACCATCGCTTCGGTCACATCGGTCATCAGGCGGTCTCCAGCCAAAGGGCGACGTCCATGAGGTGCAGAGCGCCCCGCGTTTCGCTCAGGCGCGGCGCCCCATCAGCCGCCCAACTGCCGACGCAAAGCCGCTCGCTGCCCGGCTCCACGATCCAGAAGCTTCGCGCCGTCGCATGGAAGGCCTCAAGCATTGCGCGCTGAACGACGTCGCAACGGATCTGGCCGGACAGCTTTCGTGCGGCGTCGGCCGTGATGGGGCGCGACATCGGACGCCCCGGCCCGGCGTCGAACTCGATCATGCCGGGCTTGGGTTCGAAGCCCGCGCCGACGCCGAACTCCCTCAGCGCGCCCGGCCACGACGGCCGCTTCAGATCGACGTTGGAATGCAGGCCGGGCGACCACAGGAGCGGGCTCTGCGAGCCCTGCGGCGCTTCCGCGATCAACGGCTTCAACAGCACCGCCTCTATGGCCTGCCCGGCCCCCGTCGCCCGGCCGCCCGCCTCGACTGCGGCGCTGACGGCCGAGGCGGGCCGCTCGATCCGCGCCCAGGCGCGGTAATAGGTGTCCAGCAGCCCGTCGCGGGCGACGCCCCAGCTGGCCAGCACCGGCCGCCGCACGGTCAGCTCATGCGCCATCAGCACGGCGCCGCCGGCGTCGAAGAAGACCAGGCGGGCGAAGGGCGGGACGGCCGCCCCGGCGACAAACGCGGCGGCGACCAGAGAAACCTCTACGACAGAAACCCCCTGAACGTCGGCCCGCGCCGTCGACGCCGGCGTGATGGCGAAGGATTGTCCAGCGCTGCTGGAGGTGCCCGAGGCGCGAATGACGCACCGACCGGGCGCGCCCCGCTCCGTCTCATCCTTCGACAGGGTCATGCCTGCCGTGGCGGCCCAACCGTCGACGCCGTCAAGGGCGCCCGCGTTGGTCAGTCGGTTGATCATGACGACTCCCGATCAAATCCTAGCCGCGACGTCTCGGCTGGGGCGTCGCCCGCTGCGCCCGCGCAAGGCTCCCGTCTTTGCCCGCCTTGGCCAGTTGGCTCTTGAAGAGCGGCTCAAGCTCCAGTTCGAGGCCGCCGCCCGCATTTTGCGACAGACGGCCGGTCATCGGTTCCGAGCCATAGTTCTTGATGGTCAGACCGCCGAGGTTGACGTTCATGCCGCTGCCGCCGGCGGCCGCCTGCCGCGCCCGGTCATGCTCCATCACCTGCGACCCGCGTGGCAGTCGCAGTAGCTCAGGGCCCCGTTCCCCGACCCATTTCCAGCCGCCCTCGGAGAAGTCCGTCCCTGCCGCGTGGCCGCTTCCGAACAACTGCGAAAGGGCGCCGCCCAGATCCATCCCGCCGCTGCTGAAGCCGCCGCCCAGCGATCTAAGGAATCCGCCCCAATCCAGCTCGCCCAGGGCGTCGCCGAGCTTGACCAGCCACTTGTCCGTGGCGCGGTCCAACTGGTCATAGAGAGCATCGCCTAGACCGCTGCGCTTGATGTCCAGCAGCATATTGCTCGTCCAGGCGCGACGGGCGCCCGTAAGCGCAGCATCCAGCTCTTCCTTGATTTCGCGTCCCGCCTGTTTCAGGCCCTCGCCGCGATTCAGGTTTCCGCGCTGTTCGATCTCCCGCGCGCGCCGCTGAATACGATCGGCAACGCTCAACCGGCGATACTCTTCTTCGTCACCCGACAGACGCGCCAGGTTCAGCCGATGCTCCGTCTTGGCGTCAGCGATCGTCCGTTTCAGTGCAGCGGCGCGCGCCTCGACCAACTGGTTGCGCTGCGCCTCAGCGAGGTTGGTCGCGGTCGCCAGGTCATAGCCCGCCTTCTGAAAGGCAAGGATACGGTCCTCATGCTCGATCCGCTGGCGCTGGTTCTCCAGTGATCGTTCTTCGCCCAGGAGCCGCATCACCTGCGCCTCAGCTTCACGCTGCAGCTTCAGGCCCTCTTCATCCCGCTGGACCTTCATCGCTTCCAGCAGCCGCTGCTCTTCCTGAGTGGCACGGCTCTTCGCCAGGGCCGCCGCCACGCCGTCGTCTTCCAACTGGCGGATGCGTGCACGGACCCGCGCTTCTGCCTCAAGGTCGCGGACACGGTCCAGATTGTTGGTCGCCTTGGCTTCCTGCAGCGAGAGGTTGGACTGGACGTCTTCCTCCCGCCGCGTCCGCTGCAGCAGTTCGCGGGCCTGACGCTCGGCTTCGCGACGGGCGCGCTCAGCATCCCGTGCAGCTTTGTCCCGGTCCTTCTTCCCGGCGTCCGCGCGATCCTTCGCCTCTTGCGCCGCCTGATTGGCGGCCGCTGAGTTCGCGGCATCCTCACGTTCGCGATTATCCCAATCGCGGAGGAAGGTCTCAGTGAACAGCTTCGTCTCAGCCTGGCGGCGCGCGAACGGCGTCAACGCCGCATCGCGACGAAGCTCAAGGTTCTCGATCCGCTCATCGCGCGTGGTCTGCAACCACTCTCCCAGCTTGGTCCAGTAGTTGGACATGCTGCGGGTGGCGACATCCCAGAAACTGGTCAGTTCATCGACCTTGTCAGCGTGACCGCTCATAGCGCCGGTCAGCGCTTCCATTAGAACCTTCTGCGCCGCCGTTCGATCACCCAGCTTGGTCAGGCTGTCGATCTGGTCGAGCGTCTTCTGATCCAACAGGCCGAACTGACGCGTCATGTCGCGCGCCGCCTTGTCCGGTTCCGACATCGCCTTGGCCAGCAACTCTGTCGCTGCCTTGGCGTCCACGCCCATGAAGGCAGCATAATCCTTGGTGACGGCAACTAGGCCGCTCATCACCTCGCCGCCGATCTTGCCGGTCGAGACATAGGCGGTCGCCATCTCCTGCGCAGACTTGATCGAGATCTCGCCCGCCTCAGCACCGGCCTCGGCGGCCGCCTTCAGCTCGGCACCGGACATCTTGGCCGTGCGTCCAAGGCCAGTCGCGGCCCTGTCCAACGCCGCTGACGATTTTTCCGCCTGGTTCCAGGCCACGGCCATGGCGCCGGTAGCTCCGGCCAGTAGCCCGACGCTGCCGACCAGCATCGTCAACGGCCCCGTCAGCTTGATGGCCGAGGTGGACCACGCGTCCAGGATCTGCGGTCCCTGCTGGATCGCGATCATGGCCGGGTTCATGCCCATGGCGGCCGTGGTAAACACGTCCGCGCCCTGACGCCCCAGGTTCAGGCGTGACGCCATGACGTTGCGGCTCAGCCCCTTGCCCTGCCGGTCCAGCGCCGCCGTCGTCTCATTGTAGCGCTGCTTGGCGAGGTTCTGCGCCTGGGCCAGCTGTTCTGTCGTGATCTTTCCCCGCCGAGCCAGAGCGTCGTATTCGGCCAGTTCCTGATTGAGCTTCTGCTGCGCTGCCCAAGCCGGGTTCAGGGTCTCCAGCAGCACCTGGGCCCGCCGATCATATCCCCGTTCCGCCGCCTCGAAGGTGCGCGCAGAGACCGAGGCGCGGGCATTGGTCCCGCCCGTCACGCCGGTAGCGACGTCCACCCGGGAACGCGTCTGCGATGGATCGCTATTCGCGGCGCGCTCCGCATCCCGCGCGGCGGCGGCGTAGTCGCGCAGCGCCTGAACTTCCCGCTTTTTGGCGGCGGCCGCCTTGTCCGATCCGGACTCGGCACCCTTGTTCATTCGTTCGACAGCTGCTTCCACTGTCTGGGCGATCCGAACAGCGTCCTGACCGCCCTGTGCCTCGATGCGGAGAGCGATTTGCTTGGTGGTCATTTCAGCTGCTCCTTTTGCGCACGATCAGTCCGGCGGTCCTGCCCCCGACCTCATTGGCGATGGCGTCCAGGTCCAGTCGTTTTCGTGTGGTGATCTGCGGAATCAGAATGAAAACGAGGATCGACTTTCCCGCCGGGCCATACAGCCGGGAGCCTCGCCCCTTTGAGCGATAGGGGCGCGCCCCCCCGCCGGGGCCGAGCATGGCCTGATCAGCGAACAGGAAGGCGCGGCGCCCCCCGCTCTTCAATTCTTCCTGAAACCGAAGCTTGATCCCTGTCCTGCGCTCAAAGCCGCCGGGCGTGATCCGCTCGCGCGCTCCGCGCTTGTTGACCGTGGCGCCCATGCCGTTGGCCCCGCGCTTCAGGCCGAATTTGCCGGCCGCCTCGGTCGGGATGGCCAGCCAGCGCCCACCTTTGGCCCGAATGACGGTTGCCTCGATCGCCGTCTCGATGATTTCGGCCGCCTTTTTTCGCACCGCGACAAAACCGGCGGCGTCGACACTGTCCTGTCCTTTCGGGTAGACGTTGCCCCGCCAGGCTTTCGGCAATCGGTTACCCTTGAAGGCCGACTGGGTCTCGGCCCTCAGTCGGCTCTTCAGCAGATCCGTTCCCTCGCGAATGCTGACGGTGATGTCCCGTGCCAGCTCCTTCTCGATCTCGGCCGCCAGGCCATCGGCGCTGATGCTCGTTCTGACCCTCATTCTTCATCCTCCCGGCGCAGGCCCTTGATGATCTGCCCCTCGACCAGAGGCAGGGCCTCGGACATCAGCAACCGCGTCGCCTCGTCCATCGGCCCGCCCAGCTGCGCGAAGGCGACCACGGCGCCGTAGTCCAGGGCGAAGGCGCCGAACCCGCTCGACCTCAACTGGCCGGCGCAGGCGTCGAGGATGTCCCAGACGCGGCGCCCTTGCGGGGTTTTCGGCGCGTGCTGGTCGAAGGGGCAGGGCTCGCCTTCACCCCCGCAGTATTGTCGTCGGCAGCTGTCCCGGCAGTAGGATCCGCCTCCCTCTCCGAACTGCCACTCGGCGAGGGAGACGATCCTTTTTTTTCCGACATCAGGGCGTACACCTCGCTGGCGTACCCCCTGTCGAAGAAATCGAAGATCTCGGGCTCTTGTCCCAACAGGGCCACGACCTGCTCGGGCGTCAGCGTCTGGGCGGGCGAGCCGGTATCGTCGGCCACGCCCTCCCATTCGAGTGCGCCGGCCGCCACATAGGCCGCCGTCATGACGAACAGAGCCTGGCCCATGTGGCCGACGCCGTCGTTATCCATCTCGACCCCGTGGGCCACCATCAGCCCGGCGCTGATCCGCCGGGCTTCCACGATCACAGGCGTCGAGGGCGGAAGCATCTTCACGCGCACGCCGTGCGCCGGCTCCAGCCATTCCGGCTGGGCGGCGATCTTCAGCTGAAGCATGGTTCAGACCCCTCCTCAGGCGCCGTAGGCCGAACCGGCCACGTCGTTGTCGAGGATGACGGTCAGCGCCCGACCAAGCGTCGGATCGACGGCCGCCTGATAGGCGTAGTCCGCCTGGATGCCGCCCGGCCCCGTCACGGGGCGCTTCGCCTTAGGAAGGAAGACGCGGTGCTGGATCAGCCGCAACGAGAAGTCCGTGCCAGGCAGCGTCCACATATGTTCCAGGTCGCTGGCCTCGCCGTTCTCCGCCTGCAGCTGCAGCTCAGGCCCGCTGTAACGGACGCCGATCTGCCCCGTCAGGGCCAGAGCGCCTTCGTCAATACCGCTGACGCGGCCGTCGCTGCGGATAGCCGGGACTGGATCAAGTCCGTTCGACAGGTTGAACTGGCCGCTGACCAGATCCGCGATAGGCACGCCGTGACGCAGCACCGAGCCCGAGAACTGCGAGAAGCGCGCGACCGCCATCTCTGCGGCCACCGCCCCGGCGGCCGACGCCGTGGCGACGGATTCGCCCTGGGCGATCAGACCCAGCGTCGCGGTCAGATTGCCCCCGCGCTGCATCTGAACGCCCAGGGTGTTGGCCTTCACGCCGTAGTTCATGTTGAAGGCGGGAACCTCGGGATGCTGAAGCTCGATCGAGGCGGATGGCAGCACCGCCGCGCCGCTGGTGAAGGTGTGACGATACCCGCCCGACGCGGCGCCGCCGGTCAGCGTCGCACCCGAGGCCGTGGCGTTCGACGCTGGCGTGTCGCCGGCCTCGATCGCAAAGCTGTTGCCCGACACGCCCAGCGTGTCGTGCTGGATCAGAATGGCGTTGCCACGGTCATTCTGGCGATAAGTGGCCGCCGCGACGCCTGTCACGGCGCTGGCGTTCAGGGCGCGCACGGCGTTCGCCACCGTAGCCGGAAGCGTCGCGCCGATCTGGATCTGATTGGCGGTTGGCGTGCCGGTGACGAAGGTGAATGCCTGGCCGCCGATGCTGATGGTCGCATTGTTTACGGGCTGGGCCGAAAAGGTGATCGTTCCCCGCGCCGCCTTGCCCGCCGCGCTGGTCGGGGCGCCGAGCAGCATCCTCAGCCACACGCCGCTCTGCCGTGCGCAGATGGGCACGACCACGTCGCCGGTGTTCGTCACGGCGTCCCGGCCGGGCTCGCTGGGCTCTCGACCCCGGCCCAGCAGTTCACCGTCGATCAGCGGCTGCTCCTCGCCGAGCGACGCCGAGACGAAGGCCATCAGGCCAAAGCCGGTCGCGGGCGGGAAGCCGAAAGTCTGTTCAATCGCCAAGGCCATGCGGGCGTTGGCGCCGCGTGCGCGTGCCATGTCAGTTCTCCATCATGAGGGGTGTCCGCCTGGGGCCGGACGAGGTCAGCCAGGTGCGATCGGCTTGGGCCGATCAGGTCAGCGGGTTGGACGTCGAGTAGACGACGATGATGCTGAGCTGCGCGCCCCGCACCGGTTCGGCGCTTTCCAAGGTCACATCGTCGGTCATCGGCGCCGTCGCCTCGACCCATTCGGCGACGCCGCCCAGGCTTCGATCCGTTTCAATCCTGTCGCCGATCGGGATCAGCAGCTGGTCCAGCAGCTCGTGCCGATTGGTCGAGCCCGGCGGACCCAGAACCTCGACCTCGAACTCGTGGGTGTAGGTGTAGAGCAGCGGCGACAGGGTCACCTCCGGTTCCCCCGGATCGCCGTCGTGCAGAATGATGGTGCCGCCCGGATCCGGCCGCTTCGGCCAGGGTTGGTCGCGCCTGACCTCGGCGTGGGGCGCGGCGGCTTCCAGCAGCGCCTTCACCCCCTTGGCGGCGGCTTCACGTGCGCTGCCCATGGCTCAGCCTCCGACCGGAACGACAGCGCACAGCCACCAGCCGTCTTCATTGCGACGCGGATCCCCCACGATCTTCAGCGTCTCGCGTACCGCGCCGGTCACGTCGTCCAGCAGCTGTACCTGCTGGCCTTCCTCTGGTTCGGCGATCCAGCGCTGATGGATTTCGACGGCGCGGGCCGTCAAGATGTGCGACGCGTCGCCATACCGTGCGATCGCGTCCTCTTCGGCCGGGTGGACCCGCACCTCGCCGGCCACGCCCGTCCACAGCGCACGATCGCCGAGGTGATCATCCACCTCGGCGACCATGGCCGTCAGATGCTGCCCGAAGCCCATCTCAGGGCTTGGGCCCCCAGACCCACTTCGTGGTCAGGCGAGGCTTCCGCCAGATCGGCAGCGAGTTCATCTGGTACTTCCATTCCAGACCCGCCCCGTGCTTCATCACCTCTTCCGAGAAATGGATCAGATCCTCGTCCGAGAAGGTCGAGCCGTCCAGTTCGCGGATATCCAGCGGCGGGGCCGCATAGGTGACGTGCGCCTCGATCGTGCCGGTCGGATAGGAAACACCTTCCTTGGCGTCGAGCAGCCGCGTCGTGCCTTCCGTTCCCCACAGCTTCACCCGCGCGCGGTACTCGCGGATGGTGCAGCCGGCGATCTCGATCACGCGACGGAAGCTGGTGGCGGATTTCTCGCGCTGCTGGTTCAGCAGCTGGAGCATGGCGGGCGTGCCGGCGAAATACTTCTCAACCGACGGGTGCCGGATGATCTTGCTGTAGAACTCAGGCGCGATGCGGACCTCCAGCCCGGTCATCGTGTCGTTGACCAGCTCTTCTTCCGTGCCGGAAAGCACCTCCTCCAGCGCGGCCGGCACGTCGAAGGTCGGATCGTCCAGGTCGAAATAGACCACCCGCTGCTGGAGCTTGAACACCTCATTCAGGTCGTAGATGAGCTGATTGGCGCCATCGACAATCCGCCCCTTCAGCGAAGAGATCTTCATCACCTCAAGGGTGATGGAGAACTTCAGACGGTTGCGGCGGTGACGGGTTTCGACCTTGTTGATCAGAGCATCGTCCGGCGTGCGGGTGCGCCTGGCGTAGGCCATCCAGGACCGGATGTCCGCCGCCAGCACGGAGTCCTCGTGGCTGACGTTCGGAATCTCGAAGATGACGCCCTGGCCCCTGCCATGGCGAGCGATCGTCGACGGGCGGCCACCTTCCGTGACCGGCAGAGCGGTGATGACCCCGTCATCGATGTCGATGCGGACGTAAGGCGTGTCCAGGCCTTCGCTCGGGAACATGCCGTCGGCATTGAGCTGGCCGAACTGGTCGGGGACGGAGTTGATCAGGCCGGTGTGGTGCGCGGCCGTCAGGGGCAGCAGCGAGCCGCTGTCCAACAGTTCATCGGGGTCCATCGGAGCCCTCCTATCATTTCAGTGTTCAGGGATGCCGGGCCGCCGAGGGCCCGGATTGCCGGCTCAGCCGCTGACGCGCGGTTGAATGCCCAGCGAAGCCAGACGGCGGTAGGCCGCTTCCTTCTGGCCGTCGGTGACGCCCAGCGGCCAGACGATGGCCTCGCGACGAATGATGACCGGGCCGCGCGCCAGGACCGTCAGCTCGACATCCACCCCGACCGGCGCCTCGGCCGACAACAGGTTGACGCCGGTGATGATCTGCGAGCCGTCCGTCGCCGCCGGATCCCACGGCGCATCCTTCTCGATCACCCCGTCCTCATAGGCGACGGAAACCGGAATCCGGTCGCCGGCGACGAAGTCCGCCGAACCGTCCGACAGGGTGAAGTTGATGGCGCCGTTGTAAGGCGAGCCGACATTGCCCGCGCCGTCCAGGCTTCCGTCGGGACGGATCACCTGAAAGGCGCCCCCGTCGGCCGCCGGCGAGACGATGACCACCTCGTACTGGCCCGCAGCGGCCCCGGTGTCCGCCGTAACGACGCCGATCGCGCCGTTGCCCGTGCCGACCACGGCGCCGGCCGTGACGGTCGCCGCGCCGATCAGCACCGTGCCGACAAGCACGAAAGCCGCAAAGGCTCGCGCCGTGCCGACGCCGCCCAGGCCGACGCGCTTGTCGGTCGTATAGGTCGGATCATACTCCGAATGGATAAGATCGCTGAGGCCGGGCAGGCCGGTCTCGAAAGTATAGGCCTTCATGACGGCCTCCTCTGTTCAGCAGGTTGATGCAGCCGGGATCAGGTCCAGCCCCCGGCCGAGCTGGTCGGCTCAGCCGGCGCCGCCGTTCCGGTTCCGATCGATGCGGTTGGCCACGGCCGCGCTCAGGCCCGTGGCCGCCTTGGCCCCGTCGGCCCGCAGGCGCTGGGCCCCCGACATGGCGCGATCCAGGCGGTTGCCGCCTTGGGTCGAGCCCGCGACGGCGGCCGACGCCTTGAACTGCGCCAGCGTCTGGCCCGACTGGATGGCGGCCAAAGCGAGCGCGGGGTTCTTCTTGGCCTCAGCCGAAGCGGCGATGGCGGAAGCCTCGCCGTTGCCCCCTTCCGACGCTTCCGGCGCGTCGTCATCCTCGTCGTCGTCTTCGTCCCGGTCCTTTTCCTCGGCCGAGGCGCCGCCCTGACCGGCGGCGCCGCCATCCTCCTCGTCGTCCTCGTCAGGTTCCGCCGCAGTTGCGCCGGTCTTGACCTTCGCAAGGTTCGCCTGCGCCAGGCGCAGCGCCTTCTCGGCCTGGGCCACCTGGGCGGCCGCTCGGGCCTGCCGGCCCGCCGTGGGTTTCGTGGCCATCACGGCCTCCTTTTCGGTTTGGGCCGAAGCGCGCGAGCCCGACGCGCCGGCTTGGCTTCCTGAAACAGGCTCGGAAGAAACGTGCTCGACCAGGGCGGCGAAGGCTTGCTCCTCGTCCATGATCTCGTCGGCGAGACCCAGGGCGACGCCCGATCGGGCCTCGTCCTGGTGTTCGGCCATGAAGACGTCGGCCCTCAGCTGCAAAAGCTGGTCGCGGGTGAGGCTCGATCGCCCCGCCTCGACATCGGCCAGGAACAGGGCGCCCACCTGGTTCACATCGGCCTGCCAGGCCGCCCGAGCGCTCTCGCTCAGCGCCTTCCACCAGGCGCCGTCCGTCTTCACCCCGCCCTCGGGAAACTCGATGGTGGTGATCTCAACGCCGTCCTGCTCCAGCGATCCGGCATGGCTCTCATGCACCATGACGGCGCCGATCGAACCGACGTAGCCGACGCTCGGCGCGATGATCCTGTCGGTCTGCGCCGCGATCCAGTAACCGGCCGAACAGGCCATATCGGCGTAGGTCCAGATCGTCTTTCCGCCGGCTGCCTCCCGGGCTTCACGCATGAAGCGGGCGAGGGTCGGCAGGCCGCCGGCCACGACGCCGCCCGGCGTATCAAGGCGCAAGAAGACGCCGCGAACGCGGGCGTCCCCCAGGGCCTCGCGCATGGCCATCAGCAGGGTGTCGTACCCGTGCCAGACGACGCCGCAGAACTCGTCGCCGCGTTCCACCAGAGGGCTGTCGCATTCAATGAGCGCGACGCCGTCTTTCAGCGACCAGCAGAACCCGGTGTCCTCGACCTCGCCCAGCCAGCGCGGTTGATAGGCGAGACGCTCCTCGATCGGGACGAACGGCGCGCCCTCGCCTTCGTCGTCCCAGGCGAACGCCGTGCGCGCGCTGTCGCCGGGCGCGTGGCCCAGGCCTACGCGGCGCAGGAAGGCGTCCAGACGCGACGGACGGCTGAAGGCGCGCGGATCGACCGAACGGATACGCAGCGCCAGATCTCGGGCGGCCGCCGGCGTCAACAGAAGGGGGCGGCCGGCATAGCGGGCCGCCATAGAGGCGTAGTCAGGCATGGTGTTTTCCTCAGGCGGCGGTGCGCTGATCCAGGAAGGCCTGGTGCGCCGGATCTCGGCTGGTTGCGGCGGCGCGCTCCAAGGCTCCGCCCGGCATGGGCAGTTCCAGTTCCTGGTGCTTGGCCATTTCGCGCGCACGCTGTTCCAGCACTTCTTCCCAATCCTTGCCCTGATCGTCGCACTCGTCTTCCAGGGTGCTGACGTTGGCCTCGATGCGCGCCGAGGCTGCGTCGATCTCCTTGGTCGGATCGATGAAGCCCCGACCCGGGCCGATGCAGTGGATTTGGCAGTAGGCGTCGACCGCGTCGTAGAAGTCCGGCGCTCCCTCGGGGATCTGCACGTAGCCCCGGTCGAAAGCTTCTTCGGCCCAGGCGACCACGAACGGCCTCACCAGCTGGTCTTCCATCAACCCCATCAAGGCGACGGTTTCGGCCCAGGCATGGACGAGGGCTGCACGCGCAGACGAGTAGTTCGTCTGCGAATAGTCCATCGACAGCTCTTCGTAGGTCACGCCCAGCGAAGCGGCGATTAGGCGCAGGATCGAACGCACAAAGGCGTCGAAGCTTGCGACATCCTTGGACGCCGTCTGCAGCTGCAGTTCGTCGCCGTAAGGCAGGACCGGAATCTGGGCGCCGTTGGCCAGATTGACCGGGTGTTCTTTGTAATGATCCTGGCGCCAGGTCTCGAACTCCCTGACGTCCTTAGCCTCGAAGCTCTCGCTGACGGCGCCCGGCCCGCCGTTCGACTTCATGAAGGCGACGATCAGCGCATTGACCGTGGCGCTCTGCAGCGTGGCGTCCGTGAACCGAGACAGGGCGCGGAAACTCTTGAGCGCGGCGGCGAAACGACTGACGCCTCGCGTCTGGCCGGCCCGTTCCGGCTCGAAGCAATGGAACACCTGCGGCCGGCCCCATTCGGTCCAGCGCTCGAACCTCTGCCAACGGAACTGGCCAGGACCGCCGAAATCGGACGGATGCCGTTCGCGGATATGATAGGCGTCGGCCGCGCCCCAGGCGTCGAACTCGACGCCGCCGCGCAACTCGTCCCGATCCGGTCGACCGTTCGGATTGCTCAGCCGGTCAGGATCGACCAGACGAAGCCGCGTCTTGTACCGGGTGGCCTCGTCTTCCGCCCATTCGCCCAGCCCAAGCGCTTCACCGTCGACCACGATATGCGACGCCGCCAGTCGGAGCTGCTGGCCCCAGGTCAGCTTGCGCTCAGCGTCGGACGTAAAGGCGTGGCCGTAGCCGTAAAGCTGGAACTCTGTGCTCAGATCAGCGCCGAGCTGCCGCGCCGCCTCTCTATCGATGCCGAGGGCGCGCGCGTTCGGCCTGAACTTGACCCGCCAGCCCTTGCCGACGGCCGCATTGACGCGACGGGACCGCGCCGAGGCGGCGACGGGATCGTTGCGCACCCGTTCCCGCACGCGCGCGGTGACGCGGTCGCGGTTCGGCAGCCATTGCTTGTCCGCAGAGCCGAGCTGGGCAGGCCATTCGGCGAAATAGGTGCCATGGCCGCTCGCCCCCTCATAGGACGGCGTTCCGCCCATGGCGGCCGTATCCGTCATCGCCACGGCGCGCGCGCGGGCGACCTCCAGGCGAGAGATCGACCGGCCCGAGGCGGACACCAGACCTGAGGGAGCGAACGGCGTGCGCATGGCGCGGCTCAGTCCTTGGCCTGCGCAGTCGCGCGGGCTTCCAGGGCTGCAAGGCGCGACTGGAGCGACGCCAGTTCTCCGGCGCTGGCGTTGCCTGCCTCATCAAAGGCGGCGAAGCGGGCCTTCAGAGCCTCGTCCAGGCCTTCGAAGCGCTCATCAATGGCGGCAAGCCCCGTCTTGAGGGCCTCATCACGGGTTTCGCAGGCCTTCTCCAGAAAGCCGAAGCGCTCATCGATCAACGAAGCGAACTTATCGAACCGTTCGCCGATCCAAGCGTCATCGTAAGCGCCCGATCCGGTGACAGCCACGGGCTCAAACGGTGCGCTCAGCGCCTCGTTGAACTGTCGGCGGGCGTTCAGGACGCCTTCTACCAGCGTGTCAGGCACGGGGCGGCTGGGAAAGCTCACCAGGGCCCGCATCGCGTCCAGCAGGACGATCAATGCGGCCACGGCGGGCACGTTCGACAGGGAAATGCTCGCTACGACGATTTCTGACGCCGGCGCGGCGGCGGGCGACTTGGGGGTTCGGCTCATGACGGCCTCCTCGATGTGATGAAATCCGGGTGCGAAGGCGGCGCCGCCCCGACGTCGGCAGTCGGGACCGCCGGCGGCCGAGAGCCTCCCCGAACCCGGGGCGGGAGGCCGGTTGACGGCGTAGATCGTTAAAGGCGGATGCTCAGTGCGCCTCGACGGCGCAGCGGCGCCCCGTCCAGTTGCAGGGCCTTGGCCTCGAGATTGGCGATCTCGCTTTCGAGGCGTCCGATATCGCCTTTGGCGTACTTCACCGTTCGGCCGTTGCTGGTGATCTCGGCCACCTGGCCGCCCGCGATGATCTTGGCGTAGGCCGCGCGGAAGGCGGCCAACTGGGCGGTCTCTGCGGGCGTCAGCGCCATTAGAAGCTCCATTTCTTCTTGGCCGCTGCGACCTCGGCCGAGCTGGCGGCGGGCGCGGACGGCGTTTCCGACTGACCGGCTGGCGGGCGTTCCCACAGAGCCTCCAGACCGGCCTTCTCAGCCTGACGACGACGCGCCAGTTCGAGCCAGTCCGGCTCGGCCCCGGGAACGCCGATGCCCAGAGAAGCGGCCAACGCGCGGTTGTAGACCCACAGGTCCAGCTCCTCGTTGCGGCGGCGGACGCGGACCCAGGCCTCATCCTTCACAACGCCCGTCTTGCTGTCCTGGACAGAGACCAGAGCCTCGCCGGTAAGCTCCTCGAAGAAGTCCCGCTCGACCCAACCCGGCCAATGAGGACGACGCGGCGCGCGGGCGCCCTTCTCCCCTTCCAGGCTCAGCGGTATCGCCTCGTTCATCAGCGTCCGCTTCAGATCCCAGGTGCCGACGCGCCAGGTCCGGCACGAAACCACTCGCCCCTCAGGCCCTTCCAGCTTCTGTTTCGCGCCTCGGCGAAGCGGCATCCGCCCCCAACCGTCAGCGCCGTCTAACGCCTTCGATTTCCCGTGAGCCGAGCAGTAAGCGTAGACGTGGAAAGTCCCGTAGCCGGAATCGACGCCCTGAACTTCCGTGGCGACATACCCGCCGTCCTCATGCGGCCAACGTCTGCGCTCCAGCTCGGCCAGCTCGGCCCATATCTGCGGCTCCGACGGCCCGCCCTCGATCCGCCCCTTGTCGATGGGCACGTGCTCGGCCTCGGGCCCCCAGGCATAGGCCGTCCACTGGGCCCAGTCGCCGTTCAGGTCTACGGCGATGGTGACGATCTCGTAGCCCGACGGCACCACGCCCTTGGTGAACCGGCCGTCCCGACGCTCCAACAGCTTGTCGACATCGGCCTGCTGGACGGTGACCTCGTAAGCCTCGCCGAAGATCTGCTGATGCAGGGCGATCTTCGCCTCTTCGTCCTTCGCATCCCTGATCTGTTCGGCGATGTAGGCCCAATCCACGGCGTCCGATACGACCTGCCAGGCATGGTAGCTGGGCTGCCGCCCCTCCGTCGGCCGTTCCCGCCACGCCTCGTATTCGCTGACGGCGATGAAGGCGCCCGGCGCCGGATTCTGAGGATCCGTCGATGGGAAAGTCGGTATCCAGCCGCCGCGCACGCCGTGCGCAGGCTCGCGGTAGGGGTGACAGGCCTCGACCATCCCACGCTTGTGCCGATGCTCGATCACGCCGCCGCATGACGGGCAGTTGAAGTGGGGCGTTTCGCCCTTCTCCACGCCCATCATCATCTCGCGATCCAGACGGATCAGCACCCCGCCGGGCAGGCCAGAGCAATGGGGACAGGGCAGGTACAGCCGGCGCTGGTCGCCTAGGCGATAATCGGCAGTCACCGGGCAGCCGGTTAGTTCGCCTTCGTTCTCCTCCGATCGGCGCACGAGCCCGGGCGTCGAGTTGTGAAAGGTCTTGGCGCCGGCCAGTTCCCACTGCAGCTGGCGGACCTTGATCTGCTTGTGCGGGTCGCCGCGATCTCCGACCGACACGCTCCAGTTCGGCGTTTCTTCCTTCACCACCAGGCAGAAGGTGACCATCTGCAGCGGCTTGGCGCTGGTCGTGCCGAAGAACTGTCCGTACCCGCCCGGGAATCGTTTGTAGGTGTTGGTCGAGCCCTGCTCGTCCCGCGATGTCACCGCCCGGATCTTGCGGCGCAGCTCGGGCGTGGCGTCGACAAGCGGTTGCCACTTGGTCCGATTGTACTTCAGCGCCTCGTCGCCGCTCGGCAGGGCGACGCCCCACGGGCGAGCCACCACGGCCGAGTAGTAGAGCGTGGCCAGCACGCCGATCGTCGTCTTCGCGATCTGGGCGGAGCCGACGAAGGTGACCGTCCTGGCCGGATCATCGGGGTGAAGCCGGTCCAGCGGCTCGATCAGGTACTCGAACCCGTCCCAAGACAACTCGCCTTCGCGCGTCGTTCCCGTTTCGCCGGGGATGTTGACCCGCCCTTCCGCCCAGGCGCTGATCATCTGATCGGGGGCAGGCGTCACGGCCGTCGCCATGGCCATGACCAACGACGCCGCCTGCCGCGCCAGCTCGGCGCTGCTGAACAGGTTCATGTCAGGCCGCCGCCAGCTCGTCTTCCGTGAAGCCGCCCGCCAGCTTGGTCAGCTCGACCACAAGATTGTTCAGCAGCTTCTGGTCCGCCTGTTTCAACACATGCTCGGCCTGGCGGACGTCGTTCATGCCGGCCACCTCAGTGGCCAGGGTGCGCCGACGGCGCTCCAGCGCCTGGGTGAAGGCGACGCCCATGGCCTCGATCGCCATCGTCACCGCCGCCTTCGACAGAAGCTCGCCCTTCCGCTCAGCCAGGTCGAGTTCGAGCTTTTCCTCTTCCAGCGCGCGCTTCCGAGATCCCGCCGGGCCCGCAGGCGCCGCCGACGGCGCTTCCGCCACCTGACGGCTGTCCTGGACCGAGAGGGATTCGCCGCGCGCGCGGATCAGGGCGTCGTAGTCGACCTCTTTGACGCGCCCTTGAGGATCGCGCTTGACGGGCAGGTCCTCATTTCGCGCGATAAAGCGAGAGATCGAGGATTTGTTGATCGGTCGCCCGGCTTTGGCTTCCAGCGCCGCCGCCTCGCTGACGCTGACCCAGCGCCGTGACGATCCACCATCGAGCAGGAAGGGCTCTGTCATGCCGTTGCGCTCCCTGTTGCGTCAGCAACGCCCGTTGCACCCCTCGAAACATCGCTCACTAGGGAACGAAAACGCTCTGCCCCACCGCATAGGGTCAGAAATGGGGGGAAGGACCCAAGGTCCGCCTAGCCGCGACACAAGTCATTGAAAGGCAATGAAAAACCCGCCCGGGCGGAGCCTTGGGCGGGTGGGTCGGAACGGGCTGAGGCTGGACGGCTACCGCACTGCGCGTCATTCGTCTGACGGCAGTGCAATGATCTGGCGCGAATCACGCCCTAGCAGGGTGAATACGACTGCCGCTCTGTCGCCGTCAACCATCTCTTCGAAGACGAGATCGTAGTCGGCTGTCGGCCCAGCCAGGCGCAGTTTGTCGCCGCGCTTGTATCGGCAGGCCTTTGGAGCGGCCTTTTCGTTGTCATTACGAGGACGCTGCAACACCACCAGCCCATTGACCTCGCGGGCCTTCATCTCGGTGATGAAGCGGCTGGGGATGGGACAGGGCCGAGCCGTCTCACCGACGCCGCGCGTGATCACCTCCGTCACGCCCATGGTCGAGTAGACCGCACGCCAACGGTCCTGGTCGAGATCCATCTCGATGAACAGGTAGCGCGGGATCATCGGTCGAGGCGACGGCGCCACGCCGTTCCGAACGCGGGCCCGGGCGGGAGGCGGCACCAGCGGCAGATAGACGTTGAAGCCCTGCTGCTCCAGCTGATACCGGGCGTGCCGTTCCTGATGGGCGTGGGTCACCACGACATACCAGGCCTTGCCGGTTTGGGCGGATAGAGCGGTCGACGCGGTCACTTCTGCAGCCCCTTCGCTTTGGTTTCGGGCGTCCCACGGCGTACCGGCTGAACGTCCCACTTATCTTTTTGAGAACAATCGATAAAAACAGAGATGGGACGCGCGGGACGCATGGGACGCACCTGTGGCGTCGTGCGCTCCCGCATGTGCGCCCCCGCATGGGGCCGGGGTCGCGTCCCATGCGTCCCGGTGTCCCAAGCCCGGCTCAAAGCCCGATCAATCATGGCTTTCACCGTGGGACGCAGGGCGGGACGCGCGGTCGCCTGGGGCGTCCCAAACAGGCGCTTCGAACGGCGTCACCTCCGCCGGATCAGCCCCCAATCCGACCGGCCTCTCTAGCCAGGGGGTCAGGGGGACGGCCAAGGCGCGGCTCTGGTGCATCCCGAACCGCACAGGCGTGGGCAGCGGTCGCGGCGCATAGGCCTCGCCCAGGTCGGCCAGGTGCTCGAGAACCCCGCGCCAGTTGGCGTAGTGCGTCCCCGCCAGCGCGCGCGCGAGGGCCGGATGGTTGGTCGAGATCAGCAGCCATGGCCCCGGCCGCTCATGGGCGCCGTGCCCATTCTCGATCTTCAGGCCAAAGGTCTTCAGCACCTTCTCGTGGAAGCCCGGGCTTTCCAGCTGCTCCTGGATCATCTCGCCGATGGTCAGATGGCGATCCTTGGAATGCTGGCCCGAGTTGATGGCCCATATCCGCGACAGACACGCCTGCCCCGGGTTCTGCGCCGCCGAGGTCTCTTCCCGGTTTCGGATCAGGGCCGACCATCTGGCGACCTCCTCCCGCGCGGTCTCGATCGTGAGAGCCTCATCGTGCAGCAGCAGCCGTCGCCCAGCGGCCAGCGCCGCCACCAGATCGGCCGCCCGGGGCGTCTGCCCGCTCTCCCCCAGCGCAGCCTTCAGCAGGCTGACGTCCGCCCGGTATCGCTTGGCCTCGCGCACGGCGCGCGCCAGCAGGCGCGGCGAGATCTCCCGAGCCCAATCAATCGCCTCCTTCAGCTCTTCGTCGGCCCCGCCCTTGGCCTTGCCCAACAGCCTCAACCGCACCTCGACCACCCGCGTGGCCATGGCGTCGCCCAGCTGCACCGGCAGAATGCTGGCCAGATAGGCCGACCCCACGGCGGTCTGTCCCGCCGTCCGCCCCCCGGTGTCGCCCTGTCGACGGGTCGATCCCTCGCCGGTCGACATGCGGCGCAGCACCTCCAGCGCCTTCTCGACCGGTCCCTGCCCGTCGACGCTGGGCTCCGCCTCGTCCAGGTAAAGCGCCCGCGCCTCGCCCGACAGGCCGTTGCGCAGGCCCGCTTCCGAGAAGCTGTCCAACAGGTCGCCGGCGTTCGCGCTGCCCGCCGCCTGCAGCAGGCGCGACAGCGTCGTCTTGCCGGCCCCGGCTCCGCCGCTGACGCTGGCGTGCGGCCTGAACGGCGGGATGGCGCCCAGGAGCGCCGTGCCCTGCCACCCGAACAGGGCGTCCGCTTCGCTGAGCCCTTCGGGGTCGCGAGGATCCAGCGGCGCGAAGTTCCACAGATTCATCAACTCGCGCAGCTTCTCGCCCTCGGCGATCGTCGCGGGCTTTCCTGGCCTGGGGGCCGGGGGGCGCAGCAGCCACAGCGGCCCTCTGGCCTGGGCCCCGGTCCTCAGGGCCTCCGCCACCGATTCCCAATCGCTCTCGCCGAAGGGCCATCGGCCGACCGCGTCGCCGGCGTGGACGACGGGCCCGTCGACGGTGGACCACACCCCGTACCCGCGCTGCGGTCGATCGCTGTCCCACCGCCCGGCCTTCCGGCATCGATCGACAAACCATTGCGCCGCCATGTCGCGCTGAAGCTTGCCGTCGTTATCGCGCCATTGGGCCAGGAACACCCGCCCTTCCAGGCTGACGAAAAGGTCCGTCTTCAGCATTCCGGCGATCTTGGACGCCGGCTCCCGCCGCAACTCGCCTTCCGGCAGGGCGAAATGCACATAGCCGCCCTCGAAGCCCAGCGGGATCACCGGGCAGTCCTCGACCTTCGGCTCGATCCAGACGGCGCCGGACTTGGATTCGCTGTCCGGTTCGGCGTCTTCCAGCACATAGGAATCGTTCATGCGGCTACGCCCCCGGATACGCTCGCGGCGGCTTCGGCCGCCTTGATCACTTGATTGAAGTCCATGCCGATCGGCGGGCGCGACACGCGCACCTGCGTCGGGCTTTCGTCGCTCAGGCGGCGGCTCCAGCTGGCGCGGGCCAGGGCGCCGCTGACGCGCGCCCGCTCGGCGCTGTCGCGGACCGCCTCGACCATCCGCTTCTGCTGGCGGCCGCTGCGGCCCTTGACCGTCACCGGGCTCATGTCGCCGTCGACGGCGATGTCGATCAGGCCCCACGGGTTCGCCGGATCTTCGGGCCAGGTGAACCCGGGCCTCAGAGGATCAGCCCGAATGCGCCAGATATCCCGCGCCCCGTCCTTGTCGATCGCCTCGAACCCGCTCAGCCGGTCCAGCGACCCCGCCGCCACGGCGCGCACCGACCGGCTCAGCGGCCCGGCCAGCATCATGGCCCGCGACGCGGCGTTCTCGACGCCCTCCGCCACGACCAGGGGGCCCGGGGCGTCCGGCCGCGTCAGCCACAGCCCGCCGGGCAGCACATAGCCCTCGATGTCGCCGTGTCTGTCCGGCCGAGGCGGGCCCGCCAATCCGTCGCGGCGCGCCAGCACGAAATGTCCCTGCGGGCCCAGCATCCGCTTCGACGGCGACCGATGGGTCTTTCCGCGCCCGTTGGGGGCCAGATAGGTGCAATGCACGCCGCCGGTCGGGCCCAGCTCGGTCATGACCAGGATCACCATCGCCGGCAGGAAGACGCCCCGCTCAGGGTGACCGCTATGCCAGGTCCGAGGATTGAACCCGACCAGCGCCAGCATCCGCGCCGCGACCGGCCCTCGGATGCCCCGCCCCTCTTCCAGATAGACCTGCACCAGCGATCCTGCGGCGGGCTCGCGATCGCGCCAGATCTTGCGCGCCATCTCCAACCGCCATGCGGCGTCGGCCAGGGCCTCGGCCTCCGCCTCCTTCGCCGCCTGCGCACGGCGTGCGCGCGACGCCTCGCTCTCGGGCTTCAGATCCCCGCCCAGCAGGCGACGCGCCGCGTCGGCCATGGTCTCATCGCCGCCCGAGAACAGCCGATGCTCCAGGTCGATCACATCGCCGCCGCGCGCGTCGCAGGAATAGCACTTCCAGCGTCGCCCGTCGGCCGACACGCGGAACGGCGCCAACTTGCTCTTGGCCCCGCACTCATTCAGCGGACAGACGCCCCGATAGCCCTTGCCGGTCTTGCGCAGCTTGCACTTGGGCGCCCGGATCGCGATGTCCTCGCACCGGACCGCCGCCCGCGCCCGGTCGAACAGCTCGTCGCTCATACCCGCACCTCTGACAGGCCCTCGGCGGCCCTGACCGCCGTCTCGATCCGGGCGCAGGCGGTATCGAAATGCTTCGGATCGATCTCGACCCCGGTGAACCTCAGGCCGCGCTTGATCGCCGCTACCCCGGTCGAGCCGCTGCCCATGAACGGGTCGCACACGGCCTCGGCGTTGATGGTGGCCAGCACCTTGTCCATGACCGGCTCGGGCTTGACCGTCGGATGATCGACGCCCGTGAAACGACCGCTTTCGCTCAGGATCCAGCGCGCCTTGTCGGCCAGCGATCCGACCGGATGCGCGCCCGCCAGCCAGGCGTGAACCCAGAACTCCGTGTCCGGCCGATAGTGCTTGTTCGCCACCGGCATGGGGTTCGTCTTGTGCCAGGCGCAGACCACGGTCCGATGGAACCGCGCCGCCAGACGCGGCAGCAGCTGCGGCAGTTGGTCGTTGTGACAGAACACCGCCACCGACCGGAACATCGCCGGCGAACAGATCCGATCGTCAAATCCCTGATCCAGCCCCGCCGCCGCGATCCGGTCCATGTTCGGCCGGGCCTTGCGGAACCTGCCCGCCCCTCGCGTGTCGAACGCATACGGCGGATCGAACACCCCCGCGTCCTGGGGGCCCAGGGACCGCACCACCTCATACCCGTCGCCCAGGTACAGCGTCGCCGGGCCGATGACCTCGACCCGGCTCATGCCGCCGCCCCGCGCGAGGCCTCGATCTGTCGTCGCGCCTCGGCCTTGTTCGCCGGCGTCATGAAATAGCCGACGCCCCAGCGGGTGCCGATCTCGATCCCGAACGGTTTCAGCTTCCGCCGGATGTGGCAGACGAAGACGTCCACGATCTTCATCTCGGGCTCGTCATCGCCCCGGTCGCGGTACAGCGCCGCCATCGCGGCGTCCTTTGTCAGCAGCTCTCGCTCCAGCAGCGCGCCGAACAGCCGCGCCTGCTGAACGGTCAGCCCCCATTCCAGCGGCGGCAGGACGCACAGCCCCATCGCCTCTTCCAGTTCCAGGATGCGGTCTTCCAGGCGCACGATCGTCGCCTGCAGCGCGGCCTCCCGCGCGGAGAACTCAGCCGGCTCTACAACCACGCCGCTTCCCCTTCCGGTAAAGAACGATCGCCAGCGCCTTCCACACTGGCGTCTTGTGCGTGGCCGCGAACACGGCCGCCTCCTGCTCCGCCGCCTCGCCTAGCGCCAGCATGGCGTTCGCCACCCCGTCCGCGTCGATGTCCTCGCGGTACTCCTCGTCGTGCAGCAGCGTCTCGACCGCCTTGATCTGGCCCGCCGTCAACGGCCGCGCCCGCCCCTTCACCAGGGCCTCCAGCACGATCCGCGCCCGCATGGCGCCGCGTCGGTTGATCAGGGCGCCGACCGCCCGCACCGCCACCGTGTCCCCGATGGCCCAGACCCCGTTGCCCGGCGTGGAGCGCAGCATCTTCACGCCCGCTCGCGCACAGACCTGATCGATCGTCAGGGCTTCCTCGTCGCCGGCCGCCGCCGCCGCGAAATGCATCTGCATCGGCGTGATGTTCAGCCGGTCGCGGTTGTGACCGATGAAGCTGTGGGCCCGCTCCGTCCGGCTGGCGGCCTCGACCACCATCACCGGAATGGTCGTCACCGCTGGATGGCTGCACGCCGCGATCGCCGTATGCTGGCCGTCGATCACCTCCAGCCCGCGCTCCGTCCGGGCGCAGACCGGCGGCTTGAACCGCCGCCAGTCCCAGCGGGCGCAGATCTTGCGCACCAGCTTGATGGACCGCTCCGACAGGTTGCGCTGATAACCCTCGTCGATCAGCAGCGTCCCTGGATCGACCCACTCGAACGCCGGCGGCGCCGTCTCGGCCGCCCCGGCCTCGACCCCCGACAGATTGATCGCCTTCACGCCTCTCAGGGCGCTGGCCGTCTTAGCTTCCGCAAGCGCGGCGTGGCACGCGGCCACATAGCGGTCGTCCGCCTGGCGGAACGCCTGACTGCCCAGTTCCGTCATCCGTCGATGTCCTTCCGTTCGCGGCGTCTGGCCGCGCCTCGATGTCCGGCCAGCGCCTCGCGCGCGGCCCCGGCCGCCGCCTTCAGCGGCCCCTGCAGCTCGCGTCGCCCCGACGTCGTCTCGCCGCAGTACCGCCGCGACAGACGCGACAGCTGCACGCACGGGTTCGATCTGGTGACCACGCCCGGCGCGCAGGCGTTCCTGGCCTCACTCGCCACCCGGGCCAGCGCCGTCGTCGGCTTGCTGGGCGCCGCCGCCGCTGCGTTCTCGGCCTGGACGATCAGCTCATTCCAGCAGGCCTCGTCATTGGCCGTCATCCGGCCGTCGGGCCCGCCACGCAGATTGCCGAAGCGGCTCATGGGCGGGCCTCCGGCTGGGCCGCCTCGAAGACAGCGTCTATCCGGCGAGGTCGAGCAACTGCTCCGCCAGTTTCAGGGCCTGGGCCTTCGACAGCTCGATCGAACGCCCCATTCCCATCAACCCGCCGAAGTCTCCGACCGCCAGCAGGATGTTGTCCTTTTCCGCCCGGACGATGACCTGATCCGTGCTCGTGGTGACGCGGATGGTGGCCGTCGTCACGCTGATGGTGCCGTCCGCGCTGCGGCTGATCGTCTTTCGCTCGTACATGATGGGGCTCCCTTGCGATTGAACGGATGGATGGGCCGCTGGCGGAGGATTCGCCCCCGCCAGCGACTCGCTCTCCATTGGCGGCTTCCAAACTCAACCGATGGAGAGAACTGAAATGGACGCCCGCACGAACGAGGCCTTGGCCAACCGTGTCGCCGCCCTGGAATCCCTTGTGATCGATCTGACGGCCGTCATTCATCGCCTGTCTCCCGACCGGCTGACGGATCGGCTGGACCGGCCCGGTCTGCGACCGCATCTGACGAAAGAGCCGCAGTTGCTCGGAGACGCTTCAGAGCGCCGCCGCCGTAAACTCGTCGCAGCAGCCGTTCCCGCTCTCGCGGACTGAAGCCCGTCTCGATCAGCGCCGCCTCGCGCGACGGCAGGTCGAACACCGCCTCTTCATGGCTCAGGAACAGCGCGCGCTCGCGGCGACGGTCCCGAACCCTCATCACCAACTGCGCCGTCGCAAGCGCGACGACCGCCCAGGCGGCGACGGCGATCAGATAGAGGGCGCTCATGGGCGGGCCTCCTCGGCTACAGCCAGTTCGCGCCCGTTGAGGTGATCAGGATAGAAATCGTCCGCAACGATCTCGCCCTTGGTCCATCCTACGATGCGCCGCCATTCGCGTTCATGCGCCTCCGCCTCCGACTCCAGGCGAACGGTGCGGGCCTTGATCCTGCGGAGGGCGTTCATGGGCGGGCCTGCGCGCATTGGACTTCTCCGTCAGTTTCGTGATGAACAGGGCGATGCGTTTCTTCGCCGCCCTGATCGCCGCAGCCTTCACCGGCCTCGCCGCGCCCGCCTTGGCTGATCCCTGCAAGCGGATTCCCGACCGAGGCCCCATGCCCGCCGAACTGGCGCGCGGCCGCACCTTCTCCGGCCCCGTCGTCTATGTCGGCGATGGCGACAGTCTGTGCGTCGAGACCATGCGAGGGCGGGGTGGAAATGGCTGGGTCGAGGTCCGCCTGGCGGACTTCAACGCGCCCGAGCTGAACGAGCCCGGCGGACGCGCCGCCCGCGACGCCCTGATCGCCATCGCCTTGAACCGCCGCGTCGTCTGCGTCGCCGGGCGCCGATCCTACGATCGCGTCGTCGCTCGCTGTACGCTCCGAGGCATTGGCTTGGGCGAGCGGATGCGGCAGCGAGGGATCGCCGAGGGCGGACGCTGACGGCACGGCGAAAATCGAGAGGACGCTCATGGGCGGGCCTGAGCGAATGTGCAGGATGACATCCCGCTCATTGCCGGACAAAGCAGTCCGAGGTCGAAGTCCAGCCCCTCGTCGGACGCGTTCTTTGCAATGACGGGCACCACCTTCACAGGCACCGGCGCTTCAGCCGAACCTCGACGGAGCCATTGATGAACTGCGGACTCGCTCACGTCGCACCATCGTGCGACCTTGCGAACCGTAAGAACGCGAAGGATCAGGTCCCGCGCATCGCTAATCTCCTGCTTAGGAGGAGCGGGGGCGTGACACGGCGAAGATTGCATGACATATCGTCCTGACATTTTGTCAGGACAGACAAAGCATTTGATTCGCCAATCATGTCAACGACGGCATCAGGACGTTATGCCAGCATTCGGCCCTATGGATGCTGACACGACGATGATCGCCAACCAGATGGCCGAGCAGGGCAAATCCAAGGCCGACCTTGGGCGTCTGCTGGGCTTGGACAGTTCGCAGGTGAACCGCATCTTCAACGGGCGTCGGCGGATCCAGTACCATGAACGTTTGAAGATCGATGACTGGCTGGGCGCTGGGGGCCAGGCCAGCCACACGACCGGCACTGTCGTCGCCGGGCCGAATATGATTCCCCTTTATGGCTACGTTGGAGCAGCGTCCGAGGGGCGCCTTACTCTGGCTGAGCAGAACCTAAGGGGATACGTGATGATGCACCCAGCTCAGCAACACGTTCGCGAAGCCTTCGCGCTGGAAGTCAACGACATCAGCATGTCTCCCCGCTACGAGCCGGGAGAAGTGGTTTACCTAGCGCCGAACAGGTGGCCCACGAGGGATCAGGATTGCGTGGTCGTGACGCGCGAGGGTGAGGGCCTACTCAAGCGCTTCGTTCGGCGAGAGCACACGAAGGTCGTGCTGCACCAACTCAATCCCGACCAAGACATCGATGTTCCACTGGAAGACATCGAGACGATTCACACAGTCGTCGGTCGAAACTAGCTTAGAAGCGCGCCCCGGCCTCCAAGGAGCGCCTTATCTTACAGTCGTTCCTGGAACTTTCCGGGAACCCTGCATACTGCCGATCGCACTCAGCCTCAATCCGTGCCGCGACTTTGCGTGCGTCAGCCATCCGCTCTTCCGCTGTTGGCTGAGGCAAACTCTGCACGACTATTACAAATAGCACGAACAGCGCGACAGCTAGAAAAGCTAGCGTAGCCACGACTTTCAGCGTCCCGACGACGACGCCGCCGGGCTTTGCCCCGCGCTCCGTTTCCAGCTGCGCCCTTAAGGCGGCTATCGCCCGATCCCTATCGTCCACCAGCCCCTCCCAGCAAGATCGACACCTCGATCACCAAGCTAGCTGAGATCAGCTCAAATGCCATTCTGACATTTTGTGTTGACAAAACGTCCTGACATAAGGTGACATAACGGTGTCCCGCGCCGTTCGGTTGGGTTTCCCCCATCCCCCTCCCGGCGCTCTTCCGTTCAGGCGCGGGGCGTCCCTTTGGAGGAGCGCCCTATGGCCCAGTCTGATCTGCCTGCCTTCGAAGCCGTTCTCCGCTCGCCTCAGGGCGAGATACGGGTCTGGCTTGAACCTGCGACGAATCCGGACGCAGAGGCGCACGCCGTGCGCACACGCCTGCGCATCGACTACGGCGACGAAGCCGACCGCCTTGTTCACGACCAGGCCGCCCTGCGCCTGGTCGCCCAGCTGACCCGCGCCGTGCGCGGCCTGTCCGGCGCAGGCACGGCCGAGACCGCCGCCGTCGCCGCCGCCCCCAGCGTCGGCCCATGGCTGGTCGAGCGCACCGAGGCGGAGCCGACGACCCGCACCCTCGTCGCCCATCTGTTTCAGGACTACCTCGCCTGGTGCGATCGGCGCGCCTTCACGCCCCTGTCCCGCTTCGACTTCGGTCGCGAACTGGAGCAACGCGGCTTCCCCTCCGCAGGCAAGATTCGTCAGGGCGCGACCCAGGGTCATGCGCGGGGCGGCCTGCGCCTGCGGCCGGTCGCTGTCGCCCCGGCTCTCAGGACGGGAGACGCCCGATGATCCTCCCGCCGCACGTCTCAGCGCCCGCTGCCGTTCCAGCGCCGTCGAGGCTGGACGCCCCGGCCGCCCCGGCCGCCTTCCCCGGCGCCGTCCCCGTCGTCAGCATCGATGACGAACTGCTGGACATCATCGCCCTGCTGCACACGGCGCCGATCCGGTCGTTCGACCTGTCGACGGCGGCGGTCATCACCGGCCCCTTCATCGAGGGCCGCGTCTGCATCCGCTTGGACGGCCGGTCCTGGTCCCTGCCCACCGTCTCCTGTTCCGTTCTCGCCCTGCTGGTTCGCCTCGAGCGGTCCCTTCGCGCCCGCGACCTCTTCGCGGACGCCTTCAACGCCGCCGTCGTCCAGGCCGAGGCCAAGGTCGACGCCGTCAACGCCTGGTCTGCCCGGGTGCGTCCCGGCGCGCCTGCGTCGGATCGGGAGGCCTTGGCATGAACAGCCTCCGCTACAGCGTCCCCCGCCTGCAGACCCAGCCCGCCCTCGAGTCCGATATCCGCAAGGCCGATCTCTACCGCTTCCTGAGCCGCGAGGGGGGCATACGCTTGCCCGGCGTTGAAGGCTTCAAGCGATGCGAGGTTTTCAGGACCGGCTCATACGCCGTCTTCGGCCTGATCGAAGAGATAGCCCTCGGCAGCGCCGCGTACGCGGTGCGGCACGGTGTCTGGCCAGTCGGGAAAATGCGTGAGCGCCCGGCCGCGGAAATCCGGGGCGAGGGTTTCGCCTGCGGCGATCAGGGCGGCAATCGCCCGTTCGGCGGCCTGAAGCTGCTCGCCCGGCCTGAGGGTGAAGACGTCGTCCATCCGCTTCTCTCCTGTGCGTGGAACCGCAGAGAGAAGGGCGAGTCGGAGGCGGGGCAAACCTCGGCCCCGACTCGCCCGCAAGGCGGAGCACGCTGATGACGTCCGCCCTTTCTTTTGCCGACGCCGCCGCCATGCGGGCCGCGCTGGCGGGGAACGACGAAGGCCCTCTGGTCGTCATTGAGCTGCGACCGCCATGCCCTTCCGAACGGATCGAGATCTCGGGCGGCTTCGATGGTCCCGACCCGATCCATGTCGTCAAATCCCTGTGCCGCGCCCTTGAATGCGGGCCCGGGGCTCTCTTCGCCGTCGTGGATCCGAACGCCCGCGACCTGCGCGGCGACGCCGCCCGCTGCTACGTCCTGAACGCCGCTGAGCAACGCGTCGCCCGCATCTGCGGCCTCAGCTTCGCCTATGTGAACGTCGCCGCCTCGGCCCTGGTCAACCGCAACTGGCGGCCCGGCCAAAATCGGGAAATGGGCGTGAGGGCGGACGCATGATTCCGGCCGCCCTCTGCTTCGCCGGCCTCGGAGCCCTGGCCTACGCCCTGACCAAGGAGGGGCTCAAAGCCTCAGCCCTCGCGGGGATGAACTTCGACATCCTCCGGCGCGACCGCCGCGCCGCTCAGCTCATGGCCCGCGCCTTCATCCTGCATGGGGTCGCGACCGCCGCCGCCGCCATGGCCGGCTTCATCCTGGGACGCGCCTGATGCCCGCCCGGCCACGCCGCAGCGGCCCCGTCCTGACCGACGCCGCGCGCGAAACCTTCGCCGCCGCCCTGGTCATCCTTCTGGCCCTCGCCTTCGCCGGCGCCGCCCTCGAGCGGGCGGGACCGGCCCAACCTCTTCCCGATCAATACCGGATCCGCTGACATGGCTTCTTCCGCCCAGGTTTCCCCCGCTCAGCGCGAAATGCGCAAGCCCGACTTCCCGGCCGTCGTCCACACCTACACCGACCTGCTGCGCCTCCTGCGCGAACAGCCGCACGGCGACGCCGCCCATCTGGCCGGCCTGACCGGCCGCGTCACGTCGAACGTCCGCCGCGACATGCACAAGCTGATCGCCGCAGGCGTCGTAGAGCACGACGGCGCCTGCTGGCTTCTGACAGACAAGGGCCGCCAATGGGTCGCAGGCCAGGACGTGGCCGAGGGCTTGGTCTCAGCCGACGGCTCAGCCTCTCCGGTCACCCGCTGGCCGGTCGACAAGATCCGCCCGAACCCGGCCAACCGGCCCGTCGATCGCGAAACCGTCCCCGACCTCGCCCTCTCCATCATCGGCGCCGGCGACGTTCTCCAGCCGCTGATCCTGACCCCGCCCGACGCGAACGGCGTGCGCATGATCCTCGCCGGTGAGCGCCGCTGGCGCGCCGTCCGCCTCATCATGGATCAGGACGCCGAAGCTCATAACGAAAACGTCCTCGACGGCGAGCCGGTCTTCTTCAACGACAGCCTGCCCGTCGACCTGGAGGCCGGCGTCCCCTTCATCGAGCGCGAGGCGACCGAGGCCGAGGCGCTGCAGATCACCATCATCGAGAACAGCCAGCGCCAGGACCTGTCCCCCTGGGAAGACGCCCAGCTGCTGCTGCAGCTCCAGACCGCCACCGGCTGGAACGCGTCCGAGCTGGCCCGCAACATCGGCCGCGCGGCCGAGGGCGAACGCTCCGGCCTGCGCGACGTCCAGACCAAGCTGAAGGTCGCCCGCGAAGCCTCGCCCGCCGCCATCGCCGCCTATCTCGAAAACCGCAGCTGGGACCAGCTCCGCAACAGCGTCAGCCAGCCCAAGCCGCAGACCATGTCCGACCCGGTGGCGGAACACGGCGCCAACGTCATCGCAACTTTGACGCCAGCCGTCACGCCGCTGGAGCAGGCGATTGCTGCGACCGACAGGGGCCCAATGCGCGCCGCCGCGTTCGGCGTACCTGAAGATTTCACCTGCTTCGCGGACGGGAAATACGGCAACGACGCCTACGCCGTCGCTGCTGAATGGATCGAGCCAGGCTCGCTGGAAACCTTCGCCCTCGACCACAAGACCCAAGGCGACCACGATTTCCCACGCGCACAAATCCAGGTCGCCCGCATCAGAGGCTCGGACGGATGGATCGAGGACAGCGGCTATTCCCTGTCCAACATTGGCGACCACGCCCGCCTCAAGGGCGTCCACTCGGCCAACACCACTGCCTTCGCGAGCCGCGCAGAGGCGCTTGAACACGCCGCCGAACGCATCCGCAGCAGCATCGGCCGAAATGAACGCAAGGGCGTGCCGGCGGACATCGAGGCTTGGCTGCGCCAAATCCTCGGCCAGCCCGCCATGCCCACCGGTCCCCACGTCGTCAACGGCGTAGACTACGGCAACGCCACCCGGGCCCAGGAAGCCCGCTACGCCGCCGGCATCCTCCAGCGCCCGGCCGCCAACTACGGCGCGTCTTCGCGCAGCAAGACGCCGGCGCTGTCGGCCGAGCCCGGCGCCGAAGCGACGCTGCCGGCGACGACGATCGAACGGCTCCCCGTAACGGCCCGCGAAGAACTGGCGGAACAGCGCCTCGAGCGCCTCGGCGCGGCCCTGCAGGTCCTGACCGACCGGCTGGAGCCTTTGCTCGCCGTCCTCCGGGGCGATCGCACTGAGGACGGCCTGATCACCATCGAGACCGACGACGCCGACTACTACGAGCGCGAGATCTCGGAGGCCTGCACCTGGGCCGAAGACGCCTTGGCCGAGACCACCACGGTCTTCGACGGCCACGGCGAAGAGATCGGCCGACCCGACATCGGCGCCCCGGCCGTGCCGATCCGTAAGTCGATCACGGCCGACTTCATCGTCTGCCTCGAGGACGGCCGAAAGTTCAAGTCGCTGAAGCGCCACCTGCGCACCCGCTACAACCTCTCGCCGGAAGAGTACCGCCGGCGGTGGGGCCTCCCGGCCGACTACCCCATGGTCGCGCCCAACTACGCCAAGGCCCGCGAGGATCTGGTCCGCCAGATGGGCCTCGGCCGGACGGGGGCGCGCTGATGGCCGCCCGCCCATGGATCGAAGGCGCGGCCTTGCTGGCCGCCCATCACCGCGCCGCCCCGGCGCCCAGACCTCTCAACCGCAGGAGCTATCCCGTGTCCCCCGACGTCCGCTTCGCCCTGCTTAGGGCAAACCCCCAAAATCAGCTTCAGGCCAAGCCCCTGGCCTTTCCCGACATCGGCGCCCTGGCGCGTCACGTTCAGCGCGAACGCGCCGGCCGTTCGATCGAGCTGGTCGACATCGAGGACCTGCGCTTCGACGGCGACGCCAACATGCGCGAGGGCGTGTCGGTCTATGTCCTCGACCTCGGCGGCGACCGCGACGGTCTGATCGGCCACTGCTGGCTGGACGGCCAGGGTCAGGACGCCCTGCGTCATGCGCTGGCCCGCAACCAGTTGCCCGCCCATGACGCCGCCGGGAGGGCCGCATGATGGACGGCGCAACCTTCTCCCCCAGCCCCGAGGCGGCCTTCGCTGCCCCGGCCGATCCCGTCAGCACCGAAGAGCCCAAGCGCCTCAACCGCCGTCAGGCCGCCAAGGTGCGGACCCGCCAGCGCGTCTTCGATTCCGCCGAGACCTTGTTCAAGGACGTCGGTTTCGAGCGCGCCACCATCCGTGCGATCGCCAAGGGCGCCGGCATGTCGACCGGCGCCGTCTTCGCCAACTTCGAAGACAAGACGGCGCTCTACGTCGCCGTCTTCGGCCACCCGCCTCTGACGCCCGAGCAGGGCCGCGCCCTGGTCGATGCCCTTCGCCAGGCGCAGGGCGCGCTCGAGGCCTTCGCTGAAGAGGAAGGCGTCCCCGAACTGCTGGCGAGCATCAAGGACGCCCTGCCGCCCCTCCCGGCCAAGGCCGCCGCTGATGCTTGACCGTCGCTCCCACCCGTCCGCGCATCCGCTGCCGCCCCTGCGGTTGGCCCAGACGCCCGTCTACGTCGATCGCGGCTACTGCCCCGGCGGCCGCTGGGAGCGGATCCTGCGCACCATCCACGATCAGCCCCTGACCGAGACTGAGATCCTGCGCGCCGTCCACGACGGCCGCTACCCGCGCCGGATCGAGCGCCGCAAGATTCACGCCGCCCTGATCGCCATGACCCGTCAGGGGCTGACGGCGCGCCTGCCGGGCAGCCCGGCGCCCTTCACGGCCACCGCGCACGGCGTGCGCATCCTGCATGGAGAGGCCGCGTGACCCCGCACCTCGATCCCATCCCCGACCGTCATCCGCGCCTGATCATCTGGTGCGGATGGTTCCGCCGCGCCGGCTACTCGGTCCGCGACATTGCCAAACTCTTCAACATCTCGATCGGCGAACTGATCGAAGCCGGAGTCGAACCATGACCGCCACCCTGCGAACCTACCCCCATGACATGACCGTTCCGTGCGACGTCATGGTCGACCTTGAAACCCTCGGGACCGGGCCGGGCTGCGCCATCCTGTCGATCGGCGCCGTGGCCTTCGACCCTCAGTCCGGCGCCATCGGTCATCACT